ACTAGCCGCTAATGTTTCATTGTTTTCTTTAAGCAATTGAATTTGCTTAACAATAGAAGCTTTAGCTTTATCTGTAGTATTTTTATTTGTAAGTGCTGTTTCTAAAATAGCTTTAGCTTCACGATTAGCTTTTAATTGAATACTTTCTCTAAAGAAAGAAGTAGTAATGCTCATATTTGGCATTAAACGTTCAACTTCTAATTCAGCTTTAGTTAATTCATCACGTTGTGTATCTAAATTAAATTCAGCATCCATCTGCAAAGCGCGTTGCCTTGCTACAACTTCTTCACTAACACCAGGTTTAATTACTCGGTTGTTATATTTATTATAAATACGTTCAGCGGCTCTAGCTTTTTCTATTAGCTTTTGCATTACAGAATCAATACCTACAGTATCAGTAAGACCTAAACTTTGTTTCTGTTCTTCGGTTAAAGAATCTTCAAGTTGCTTTTGATATTCAGGAGAATGTAGTTGATCTTCAAGTAAATTCATATTACCTGACATAGCAGCACTAAGTCCCATCTGATAACCAAGAGTATTAAACATTACACGTTTATTACTATCGTAATCAGTTTTACTAATTTTACCATCAGCGTATTGTTTTTCTAAAATAGGTAATGTAGTAAGAGTATTTTTCATCAAACTAGCACGATTACCAATTTCAGCAACTTTTTGCTGAGTAACTGCTTTAATACCTTTACTTTCAATAAGACGTTGTACACCATGAAAAGCTACACCTCCAAGTACTCCCCATAAACCAGCATTCCAAGTATGAGGATCTTGTAAATTCTTTTCAAGTCGTTGATCAAACGTACCAATATCTTCACCTAAAGCTTGCTTAGTAAAAGCTGCACCTTCAGCACTACCAATTGAATTGATAATTTCTTCGATACCTTCTGTAAGTTGTGCACCAAAAGCTCCAACTGTCGGAGAAGCCATTGCAGCAAATCTACCAACTCTACTTAAAGGTTTACCTATAGCAGCAACTTGAGCTTTTGCTACAGCTCTACTTCCAGCAGCTCCAGTTCTACTGGCTCCACTTAAAGCTTTAAGGGCCGTCGCAGTTTGCAAAAAATCAAATACAATATTTACAGAATTAACATTATAACTATGCCAACCAGATTGAGCAGCTACATATCTAGCTAAATCTTCTTTAGTACCTTGACCTTTATTACTAGATAACCACTCTTGCCCAATATCAGTTTTAAGATAATCAGCGTAAGTTTCATCGTCCATTCCTTGTAAACGTTCATATACATCTTTTTTAGCAGTAGCTGCAACTTGCATACTTTCACGCATATTTTCTGCGTTACGCATAACAACAGCACTAAGTGCAGCATCACCAATGAACTTAGCAGTATCTCCAACTTTATCAGTTAATTTAGCTATCCGTCCAAGCCAGCGAGCACCCCCTACGACCATACGCGCAGGAATAATCATTGAAAGACTACTAGCAATACTAACTCCATTTTCAGCCCACCAACCAAAATCTCCTGGATCAAAAGCTCGATTAGGATTCATACGATGAATAGGAGCAATTTCTCTACTCCATTGACTAATACCTTCACCAACATTCATGATAATATTGGTAAAATCTGCATTTTGTCTATCATAAGATGACATTGCATAATCTAATCCTTCGTAAATACTACCAACTCCACTAATAGTACCACCAACTACTTCACCTGTAGCTTGTACTGCCCAATTAAATAATTGACTATAAGCAGCTTGATTACGAGCTTTTGCTTGTTGAATATTAGGTAGTTCACTAACACCTTCGCTAAAATATTTAGCATACTCTTTAGCGCTAACTGGAGAATATGAAGTAGTATCTGCAAATGCACCAGTATCTGTAGCAACATTAGATTTAATAAATGCATTTCTATTATTAAACGGATTTAACTGCTGTAATTGACTTACACGAGATACTCCTTGAGTAGTAGTACCTTGCGACGGGTCAGTATTTGTAGTAGCTATATCTCCAGGTTTTACACTGTTATCTACTGCATTTCCTGGTTCTACGCTATTTGTTGGTTTGTTATCTTCCATTACTCTCCGTTATTTAATTTGTAAATACTTACTTTTGCGTCATTAACATTTTCAAATTGATATAAACGAATATCCGTCGGACTATCAATTCCATCTACATTAATATTACCATTAGCATCAAAATACGCCCTATTTGGAATAAATCCATAAGGTTTACCGTGAGCATCTGTAGTATTACCGTCAGCATCAACAGCTTGAAATTGCCATCTAGTATTATTACCAATTTTAGCTCCAGTTTGTGGATCATAATTTGGTTGATCTACTTTCACTGGAATTACTCGTAATGTACCTCCACCATCTGATATATCAATAGGCTCACCTTTCCAAGTACGACCGCTTCCAGGTTTAACATCAGCACTAGCTTTATTCAAATCTGCTTGAATTAAATTAGTATATGTACCCATTGCAGCCATACGAGTAGCATCTTCATGCGCTTGAGTACCACGTGGAAATTCTTTACGTCCACGTATACCAATTTGTAGCATTTCATCAGCACCTCCGTCAATAGGATAAATCCATTCTTCTCTTATTGTAGCTCCTGTTTTTTTATCAACTACTGCAATTTTATCAGGAAATAAAGCAACTCCATTACTACTATGATCAGCATCTGATGTTACAATTTTAACTTCTAAATCTTGAGCTGCATACTTTTTACGTAAAGCTGTTTCCCACTCTACAGCTGATAATTCACCCCCATTACCATTAGGTATATAATAACCTGTACGGTTTTGTTCATACGCTCTAGTTTTAGTTTCATTAGCTACTCTAAAAATAGCAGATTTATTTCCTAAATCTTCACTATCATAAGTAAAACCAGAAAGTCCTGGAAGTTCATTAGCAGCTTCTACTTTGTCAATACGACGCATTAATTTATTATGACTAGTTTGCATAAAATCATTAAAACTATTAGCATTATTTTCTGGTGCTAATCCTTCTGTAAAAGCCACTGTTTTATTAAGTAAACGTCCCCACCATCCAGAAGCTTTCTGATCTGGTGTTACAATCTGATTTTTAAATTCTTCAAAACTTAATTCTTTTCCTCTAACTTTAGGATTAAATTCTTTATATCTGGTATAAAGTTCTTTAGCTAAATCATTACCTTCTGGTGTATTATAATATGCTATTGCTTTACTAGCTACTTGTCCTCCAGAGATACTAATTTGAGTTTTGAGTTGAGCTTCTTTTTGCATTAATTGTGCAATATCATTAGGATTAGTACCAGCAGCTTGGTGTCTTGCTATTTCTGCTTGAACTTGCTTTAATTCTGTTTGACGTTCAGCAACTCCAGCAGCAATACTAGCATTATCAGTAGCTTGTTTATCAATAACTGGACCTCTATTTTTAACTACAAATTGAGCAGCAGCTTCTTTTTCATAATCTTGCTTTGCTCGCTGTGTTTGTCTAGCTTGACGTCCTTGTTCTCTTACTTTAGCTAAATCATTACGTAATCTTAAAGCTTCTTGAAACTGTATATCAACCATAAATTTATGTTCAGTTTCTTGAAATGCTGTAGCTTGAACTGGAGCTTCAATCATGCCGTTAATAATTTCATTACGACTACCTAACATAAAGTAAGCTTTCACCATATCAGGATCAGCTAATATAGCGTCTGGATCTTTACCTTCTGCAAGTAAAGAGGCCTCAAGAGCACTAAATTCTTCTAAAGTAAATACAGCATTAGGATTAGTTGGTCCGGCAAGATCATTTATAGTAAATACTCCTCCGTTAGTTTTTTCTGCTTGCCAAGCTTTAATTCTACTTGATTCTTCAACAAAAGAACGATATTTAGGATCACCCATAACTGCAGCTGTCATAGCACTACGAACTTCATCTTCAGTTATGTATTTTTTTTGTTCTACGTCATAGTAACCAGGAGGTGCTCCTGTTTTACCATCTTTATACATAATAGAACCTTGAACTTGTTTTCCTGCTTTATCGGTATATGTAACAGATACTGGACTGTCAACAGTATTAGATTTCCATAACCTACTTAGTTCAGTCATGTACTTTTTGATTTCTTCTGACATATCCTTAGTAGGCTTGCCAAAATTAAAAACATTAGATACCGAACCAGTATCAGGATCAACTTCAATAGGTTTACCATTTTGTTCTGCAGCTTTAGTTAAATAAAAATCGTACTGCTCTTTGTTATAAGTACCATCTTTTAAACCAGCATTAAGTTCAGCAGTCCAAGCATCATATTGAGCTTTATCTTCTAACGCTCCAGCAAGTTCAGGACTAGTAGCTACAGCTTTAGCTTGTTGTCTAACTAACATACTAGCATTTTCCCAGTTACCTGCTTCTACAGTTGAAGCTAAACCTTTACGTACATTATCTAATTGCCCCTGAACAATAGGACGATTTACATCACGTACTTTTAAATTTGCAAGTCCAACTTCTAGCTTATCTGCTGTAGCTATATTATCGTTGTATCTTGTTTCTAGCGTAGTTCCTAGAGTATCTAACTCTTTAATAGGAAGTCCTACGTGCTGACTAACATATTGATTATTAGAAAGACTATTAAATAGTTTAGGCATTAGTGTATAGTTTAAATTAAAAAACCGCTATCCTTTGCAAGATAGCGGTTAATTGTTGTTATATCAAATTGTTAAACATCATTGGGCTGAATACCTCCATAAATATTATCATAAATATTATTAGTACTCCAAAGCCGACCTTTAGGTGACTTTTTGAGCGACAATGAACCAGTATTTAATGCCCCGGATTGCGATACGGCTGTTTTGGCTTGTTCTAACAAAGCTAAGGCTTCGTCTAAACCTTTCCCTTCACTCAAAGCTTTCAGTACCTTAGAATAGCCTGAACGATCTAATACACCGGATTCAAGATATTTCATAGCTGTAAGTGCTAGAGCTTGATTATCTCTAACATCTAACATACGATCTCTACCTTGTTGCATAGCATTAGTAGAAGCGTCAGCCACATTCTGACTAACTCGTTGCTGCATATCATCAGTACGATACATTTGATTTGTATCATAATTACTCATTAATGCGTTATTATTTACTGTATTTTGGTAAGTAGCTCCAATTTGAGCATTCTGTAAACTTAACTCTTGACGTTGTTTTTCACCAAGAACTTGATTAGTAGTTTGAATATCTTGACTACTTCCAGCTAATAAATTAGCACGAGTTGTAGCGGCATTTCCACTAGTTTGTCGAATGTTACGATCTCTAGCTGAACCTGCTCTATCAATAGCTGATAGTTGATCGTCTACTCTAAATTCTGTTTGCAGTCTAGGCGCATTAGTTAATCGAGGTAATGGAATTTCAGGAGTTTGTTTATTAATAATAGAATTAGCAATATTATCAGCATAAGGTGCAATATCTAATAATCTACCTTTAAATTTATCAGATAGTGTGCCAAGATCAGCACCTAATGCAGCGTATTGTTGATTAGATTCTGCAGCTTTACTATCTTCTTGTTTATCAAAAAGAATATCTAAAGCATCTTTACGAGCTAACAATCGTTTACTACTAGTATCATAAACTCCACCTAAATTTTTACCCATACGTTTTTCCGCTTTACTTTTCATTTGTTCTTGTTTTTGATATTCTGGTGTAATAGCAATTTCTTTAGCTAAATTAGCATAAGAACGTCCACCCATACCAAGACGATTACTAAAAACATAACGGCCATCTTTCATTACTTCACCGCCTTCAACTTCAGCTTGACCTCCTTGAGGTGTAGGTAACATAACACCAGTTTGACCGTCCATATTAGTGTCTTGACTATGCGTATCTCCTACGACTTGGTCTACTTTCCCAGTAATAGGAGTGAGCTCGCCTCCTGCAGCATAAGATAAAAATCCTTCACTATTACGAGCAATAAATCTATTTTCATAACCAGAATCTACAATTCTTTTATTTTGAGTAGTTCTACTTTTATTATAAATATCTATAGCTTCTTTAGGTAAATAAGGATGATCTTCGTATTTCCAAAGAGGTTGTTGCTTTAACGTACTTTGTAAATCTTCAATTGGTAAATTAACAGCTGTAGTTTCTCTAGCTACTGGTTTTATTAATCTAGCCATATTAGAATCAGTACCGGGCGGATCAACAAGATTACCACCTTTAGCGTAAAATCCGCTACTTGCTACTCCATTAGTAGGATAAGTTTGAAGATAAGCTTTATCGTTATTTGATTGCATTTCTTCCTCAAACAAGCGCATTTTCTTTTTACGTTTAAGTAATTCACGATTAGCACTTTCAGCTCCCATCATGCCTTTAACTCCTCCTACTATACCGCCAACAACGCCACCAACTGGTCCAAGTAAAGAACCAACACTAGCTCCGTTAGTAGCTCCACTAATAAAAGAACTAGCAGGATCAGTAGAACCGTCAGATTGATTACTATAAGCATCAGCAAGTCCACCTATACCAGATAGTAACCCTCCAACACCATATTTCTTTAATCTTTTCATCTTCGTGTTTTTATAATATTTACATTAAGATCATTAAGAAATATTTCTTTTTGATCAGCATTATCATAAATAAACCTAACAACGATAAAGTTATTATAAAACTTTGAAAGTTCATACCAATTAGGATTATTTTTTAAATTAAATATATTCAGAAAACCTTCATTAGTAATAATAATATCATCTTTATTTACAACAATATCTCGTATTTTACTAAATTTCCAAGTGTATTTAGTATTTCGAGTACTACGAGAATCATTAGCGTAAAGATCTTTTTTATCTACTAATTCAATAGATCCAGTACATTGATCTTCAGTGTATATAACAATAAAAGTAAACGTTTCATCTTTAAAAGTACGTACACCATCAGTAACTAAACTATTCCAAAGAACTCCATCCCATCTTACTTGTTCAGCTCCTGGAGTTTTAAGTATTACATCAATTGACGCACTATAACGATCATTATTATAAAATACTCCGTAATTCCTTTGATTATGTAAATAAATAGTAGAAGTATTATTTATTTTATTTACATCTACACTAAAGATACCACGACGCGTAGCATAAGCTATAGATGGATTATAGTCATGTTCACTTACCCAAGCTTCTAAATCAGGATAATAACTTAATTGACGACTACGAAATTTATCTACTCCACTAGAAGTACGATAAGTATATCCAATCATAATTCTATTATAAATCTCATCATACCAAGCAATAGCACCAGATTGTGTACGAGGATTATCTATTACTGGGAAAGTGGTCAAATCCGTTAAAGTTTCATTAGTAGTAAAATTAGTATAGAACCAAGTACGCATTTTATCGTTACTTAGTTCTTTTAATTTACCATTAAATAGAAATACTTTACCTTGATTAAGATCAATAAATACATAACCAAGTTTACAAGTAAACGCAGCCCATTGAGATTGACAACCAGCGTAGCCTTCAGGAGTACCTATAATTTCATCAGGACGTCTATCAAATATATCACCTGTTCCAAGAAAGATTTCTTGTATATTAAGTGCAAGACGATCTTTAACTAAAGCAACATATAAAGAATACTCAAGATGTATAATTAAAGCTTGATTATAAACAGTAAGTTTCCAAATTACACCTTTATCTTTAGGCATTTCATAATAATCATTAACTAAAAACGTACGCCAAGATAACTCATATTCTTCATTATTAGATACAATAGATCGAGCAACTCGAGTTGGATAAATAACTTGATTATCATAACAACCTCTAATACAATTAAATTGTTGTATATTAAGATTAGGCGGAAAAGCATGAAAATCGTAATTATAAGTTATTTGACTTTCTCCAGTATAATAATCATTATCTTCAATTAATGGAGATAAAGTTTTATCAATAGCTAAATCAATTGTAACGGGTAATTGATTTGTTTTTGGAAAATAATCATCAAGATCAATTAATTCATTATCATGACGTAACCCTATATTAAATATAGATTCTACTGGATAAAACCACACACTAAATATAATAAGGGTAGCTAAATCTACAATACTAGGATTAGGAATAGCGCCAAGTCTAGTAGTACCAAAAGTACTAAATTGTCCAATAGCTTCAACTTCTGGTGCTGTTATTGTATAAAATCCTTTAGGCAATAAAGCACTATGAAGATGACCATATGTTGAAATTACTGTATCACCTCCGTATAAAGTAAGCGTATTAATATACGTAGCTGGAATACTTCCTCCTGTATAATTATGTAAAATTATTTCTCCAGTAGGTACTAATTCTACTTGCTGGTAAAGATTACGTTTATGTACTTTAAGGTTAGCTAATACTAATTTATCATTAGGTAATGATGTAATATTAGATAATTCAAGTTGTAAATACTCTTCACGTTTTCTATTATCTGGAGTTCCTGAAACATTAGCTGCTACATATTTATGAGTTTTTACTTGTTTTATTTTATTTATTACGTTAGTAAACGCATAAGTAATAAAATCTGTATTTCCACTATCAAATGCAATTTCTGCATTAATATGCGTAATACCTACAGAAGCTTTAGTAGCTAATAAATCAAAATCATAACTGCGAACATCCGCTCCATTGATAATATCAATTAACGATTGACCTACAATTGTACTATTATTAAAAGTACGTTTAGCATAAAAAACTTCAAGATGATCTATTTTAGCTGCAATTTCATTAGGAATACATAAATTATTTAAACGTATACCGAATCTTTTCATTTTAGTTTCAATACCATTAAAGCTAATATCAGTAATTCTAAAAATATTAGCAGTATTACTTACTTCTCCGCCAAAATAAATACCTGTAGCGATAATATGTACATCAATAAAAAAGAAATCACCTACATCTAAAGCTACTACTTCATTAACAGTCAGTAACCTGTCTCTATTATTAATAGAAGAAGGTTCATCAATATCAATTAATAATGTAGTAATTCCTCCTTTTACGTAACCAATTTTAACTTCAAGTTGATTACGATAGTCAAAAATTCTAGTGTCAATTTCAAACCTAAAAATACTAGCTACGGTAGGAGTATAACGAATACTTCCATCAGGAGAAGCGTCTGCATCTATAGTAGGCGATAAAGTACTATTTACAATATCGTAATCTAGTACTGCAGTAGTAGGACTACCAGGTATAATAGTAAATCCAGTTGCGTGTAATAATGCAGTTTTACTAGTAACTTTACCATACTCTACGTATTCATTTAATGCAGTATGTATTTGGCTAATAGAAGGAAAACGATGAAATCTACGTCTAACTCCAGCTAAATTACCAATTATGTTTTCATCACAATCTTTAATTAAACTGCAAGCTTCATCAGAATATCTTACATCTTCATTCTGATAAAATCCCATATTACCAATAAGTACTCCTCCAAAATTAGTATTTACTTTAGCGGTATTTACTAAATGATAAAGTTTAGCATCTGGAGCGATAGCAAGATATTCATCTAAATCAGGTAAAGTATAACCTAAATTTTTAAATTCTTGTAAACCAAGACTTTGAGGAAAATTAGTACCTGATACGTTTATTACACCCTCTTCAATACCAGGTATATGAAAAGCTTCACTGTAACTTCCTGTTTTAAGTTTAGCTACAGCGTAAAAATCATATACTTCATCACTTCTAAATGTACGTTCATTAAAGAAAACCACAGGATTTTCGTAAGAATCTGTAGTATCTAATAAATTAAAAGGATTACCGTAAACCCAATCAATAGTAACATTGTTAGCATATTGTTGCCAATCAATAGTATCTTCTGTTTTTACATTACCTAAATATAAACGATCATCTAATGATGTTATGGTTTTAGCTTTAATGTAAGTTTGATTAGGAACTAATAATTCTTCTATACTAACAGCAATAGTAGTTTCAGTACCTTCGTAACGTATTGTTTGAGTATCTGCTTCGATAGTAAAAGAATTTACTATAAATGCATCTTGAATACCATTACGTTGTCGAATAATACCTAACACTATTTTACTAAAAGCAGTATCTATATTAGATATAGATAATTGAATTATTTTATTAGTAGGTGTACCTCCTTCTGCCCCTTCGTAATTAATAAATATTTCGTTTGGTTTGTTATCTGTTACTAAAATAGTATTAGACATTTTAACCCAATTAGTACGAGTACCATCTAAATATTCATAAGCAATAAAAGCCCAATAAGCTCCTACTTCTACACTACCGCCAACAGCATGAGGTAATAAATCAATTACTGGGATGCTTAACTCTGGAGTTAAATCCATTAATCGAGAATCTGTTATGTTTACTAACGTACAATCAGGATTAACGTCAAAAGGTAAACAATCAACATTTAAAATCCGAGGACTATTTAAATTATCTGTCCAAGCAATAATAAGTTGTTGACCAAAGTTATATTTAAACGTACCTTCAATTGGAAAATTAATATCAAAACCAAAACTACCTTTAACTACACAAGTATAAGTAGTTCCTTCAAATATTCCAATTTCATCGATAGCCCCATTTTTAATAAACAAAACATCTTTATACGAAGTAGCAATACCTCCTATTAATAATCCAGTAAGGACTACTTGTTGAGTAAAACCGGGTTCATTACTAGGAGATAAAAACTTTTTAGTTACTACTATGTTTCTAGCAAAAGGACTTTCTCCTGTTTGCATATTAGCATAAGTAGTATCTTTATTATACCCTTTAAACATAATTAAGGTTTTAAATTAAAATTAGGAATACTACCAAGCCAACCTGTCATAATACTTTTCATATTATCAGGCCCAGGCATCATTATGCTATTAGTAGCTTTATCTCGATATTTAATCCACATTGTATAAGACTCTTTCCAATTTAATACGCCATGAGGATTACCAGATAGTAAATATTTATAAATAATATACCAGCTTAAAGCTTCTATATTTTCACTTGTATCTACTATCATAGGATAACCTTCTTCATCTACAGCAAAATCAGTATAAACAATTGTTACTTCTTCTCCTGTAAAACTAAAATTTAAATAGCGTCCATTAATAGTATAATGGGCTCGATCTACAGATGGAGAATTAAATGTCTGTTCATAATTACGAACATCATGTACAGTTACATTATAAGGGTATAATTCACAACCATTTTTATCTTTAACTTGAATAATTAAATTAAAGTTACAAGGCAATAATAGTTTATAATCATTTACAAGTTTAGTAACAGGAATTTCTTCAAAAGGCACAATAGTTCCAATTTCTCTAATTGCTTCTGCTACCCATTCAATTGCTGAGTTATGCCAATGTCCGCTAGTTAAACCAAAATCTCTACTAACTTTAGACAAAACTCTATTTATAGAAACTAAATTATTAGCTGACATTATATGCAGAATTTATATTGTTAATGTAATAATTATCTACTTCTGGATTAGCTTTTCGATATCTACTAAGTTTACCACAAATTCCATTTTCACCTTTAGTTGGTTTAAACTTCATATCTTTAACATTGGCTATAAATAAAGGATTAGCTCCTCGCCAATCGAAGTAAGCTTGAGTTTCATCAGTATGAGCAACAATCCATTTTACTCCTGTAGGATTATCTTCAGAATATAAAGATACACCTTGTTTTTCAAGTTCTCGTTTATTCTTTTTACTTGCTGGCCAATTAGGTCTTATCATTACATTACCAGCTAAATCTTTTTTAACAGGTATCTTTTTTAATACTACACTAATAGTTCCAAGTCCACTACCAAGATTCCAAGAGTAACCTTTAGTAATAAGAAGATTAACTTTAGTTTTATTATATAGCTGAAGAATTTCTTTAAAAACTTCATACTCTACAACTATATGTTTATAAGAATTAATTTCTTCTACTAAAGCTTTAAGTCTTTTATTAAGATAAGATATATCTTTAAGATGTTGTGTAAGAATATCAACAGTAGTTAAGGATACTTTCCCAGTAAAAGAAATGGCCTTGATCGTTCTACTATCAGTAATACTTAAAGCTGTACTTAAAGTAATATTACTTTCTTTAAATACCGATTCATGTAAAATAATATTAGCTTTTAATTCTTTACGTGCAGTAACTATCTTTGTTAATTCTTGTTCTGCTTTAGTCTGTTTATTAGAATAATATTTTTTATAAATATCATACATATCTTTAAGTCGTAACATTGCTTATTGTAGTTTCTTGGTCGTTAGGAATTTTAATACTAAATTCTCCAGAAATAATACTAGTAATGATAGTCTGTAGCATATCCATAGGTACTGGAAAAGGTTCATCATCAGCAAAACAATTAGTACTATTTAAACATAAAGGTAATAAATCACTTGGGTTTTCCCAAGCATCTCTTACAGCAATACTTTTTAAGTATTTATTACCGTAAACATAAATATAACCATCGTTATAATAATACTTAATTTTATTACCAATAAACCTATCAAATAAACTAACGTTTAATGTTTCAGGATATTGTTCTTGATAACTACCAGTAAATAGTTTATCTCCTACATATTGGAATATCGGCCCTCCATTCTTTCTTACTGGGAAAGGTATCTTCACTTTAGTTTTACTAAGTTTACAATTACCTACAATTAAAGTATTACAATCTGTTTCAGCAACTCTTTCAAGTTCTACAATAAAATGTTGAGCAAATAAACCTAAATTACCTCTTTTATCAAAATCTCTTTTAAATAATAAAGCTCTGTAATATTTAATAGCAAGTTTTAATTCTTCTCTTAAATATAAATTATTGGCTTGATCTAATCTACCTGCAATAAAAGTAGCGATCGTATTTAGTGATTTATCATTCATAGTTAAAACTAAAAAAGGCGTAGACTAACCATAAAGTCAATCTACGCCGTAGGTTATTAAATTAATTATTTTAATTCAGGTGTTGTATTAGGTTCTTCAGTAGGTTCAATAATAACTGGTGATTTTTCTGGTAAATCTACATTTAAAAGAAAACCAAGAACAGTTAACCAAATACCTACTTGTTCTAAAATGTTGGTAACTCTAGCATTAATAGCAATTGCTTCAGACAATTGTCCGTACAGTAATTGATAAATTAAAGTTACAAGTCCGATAATAATCATTATGATAACAGTAAACTGCTTTTCATTTTTAACTCGAAACCCATCAATAATAGTACGTAAAAACGTAATAATACCAGCAGGTAACGCTTTAATAAAATCTAAAGGGTTAAAACTCATGTTAAATTATTTAATTAGTAATAAAAATAATAGTAGTAATTTAACTACTAAGTTTATTTTAAAATATTTTTACGATAGTATTTATCGCATAGTTCAGTAAGTCTTTGAACAGCTATTAAAACTCTAGCATAATCTTTACTATACCTAAAGTCTTGTATATCACCTTTTGTTACAAAACTTGCATAAAAAAAACTTGCTTTAGTTTTATTATAGATTTTAAAAATCAAAGAACCTTTAATACCATAAAGTATATAAATAGATTTTAAATCTCCTTCTTGCATAGTGTCTATAGATACATAAGCATAAGGTTGAGTTTCTACTTCTTCAAGTAAATTTCTATATGCTCGATCTATTGGTCTATTAATCCAATTCTTAATAGCACTTACTTCTGGATGTCCAGGAGATTCTTCTAATACACTACTTTTATGAAAGCTATTTGCAAAAAGTTCTTCTCCTCCATTATGAGCATGAAGTAATAAAGCATTAGTAAGAACTGTTTTCATTCTTACATCATCTAAGATAACTCTAGCTTCTCTATAAAACAAATTCATTTGATAGAATGATGTAGTACGTCTATGTTGAGGAATAAAAATAAGATGATAAAGAATAGCACCAAAACCCATACAACTTAGACAAGTAATAACATAGATAGTTAGCATATTTATTAATTAATCAAAATTTATAGTTTTAATTTAATAATAGTGTTTATAGTGTAATAAGCTTAAATTGGTTTAGCACTCCAAGAAACTACTACTGTTCCAGTAGTTATTGCAACACCAGTATTATCTAGAACACGTATTTTAAAATTAGTAGCATCTTCTGAATGGCATCTTAAAAAGTAAGGAGGTTACTTTACTTTTGAATCGAAATCCTAACAGTTCCACCTAACGGATTTATTGCCGACACCGTGGGGTTGTAAAATCTTACCGTAACATTATCTGCACTACTTACCCAAGCATCGTAAAAACCAGCCGTATTTCTATTGCTGTTTTCGGTTGATATTTGGACTATGTCACCGTTTGCTGCACCCGTAAAAGGTACTATTATATCCGAATAAAAATTAGCCGCTGTGCTTGGAAAATCTAAATTAATATTTACAATCTTCCTGCTATTTAATTTGTTCCAACTAGCGTTCTCGTAATACCAAAAACCCGTTTCGTTAAATACCCCGTTATTGCTAGATACATTTATTATCATTCCATTTACGGGTGTTAACCCAGACGCTTGCAAACCTGAAATCGTTTCTATTATAGGGGATTTTGTTGTAATTAATTCGCCCGTTGTGTTAGCTGCTAATATTCTATCACCCGTGCCCGACAAGCCTGCTATTTCTAACCTACCGTTGTTTTTTAATCGTAAACGCTCTACAGGCGACCCGCTTGAGCTAGTAGACATTTCTACTACAAAATCATACAGAAAACTAGCAGTAGACCTAGTTCCTTTAATCCTAACGCCTGATCCTGCTGCCGCATTCCCGATTTGAAAAAGAACGCTCGCAGCATCCGTCCCGCCTCCACCATTATTACGCAGAGTTAGAGTATTTACAGTTGTGTTAGCTGCGACTTTTGCAACTTCTACTAAACCAGTAAAGTTTGCGTTTGCATTAGGAAAAAGTGTTAAATTAGAGACATTGTTAGCCCCTATGACTAAATTTTGTGATGAGTTTGTACCTAAGTAAGATGATGCGCCTACCGTATTACCTCCTATTTTCCAAGCACCTAAAGCTGATGTTTCGGCGTTATTAGCAGTAGTTTCTACTGCCGCTAATTGACTTCCTAGCAAATAAAGACTATCGAATAGATTGTTGTATGTAGTATCTACTCTATAATCAAGTCTATTGCTGGACTTCCAAAATTTCATAGTTTCATCCCATTCTATGTTATCTCCGTGTATCGGTTCTGTTTGAACAGATATGACACCTTTTCCATTTGCTTCGCTTGCGCTTTTAAATGCGACTAGCATCACCGTAAAAATTGCAATAACTGCAAAAATTATATTTTTCATTTTATATGTTTTATTTAGTTAAGCGTTACCGTAACGCCTTTAGATTGTAATGAAGTTACTGCCGCATCGCTTGCTGCTGACCTTGTTTGCGCACCATTTACCGCTACAAGCAATACTCCGTTCCAACTAGTCGTTGCGGCATCTAAGTCAATTAAAAGGTTATCTAGTTCTGTTGTTGTGAAATTAGTGTTACAGCTAATATTAATACCTGACATAACAGAAGGCCATCCAGGATTAGCAGAATAATCCTCTATTGTTGACAAACCTCTGGCATATAGAAAAGTGGTACCAGCGTTAATATCTGCAATATCTCCTGTTATCGTTGCGTTTGGGGTATCTATATAGATGTAAGTACAAACACTATTAATGTCTGCTAACGTTCCGGTTGGTGCTGATTGCCCAGTTAATACCAATCTTGTATAAGGTGCTGTAATATCTCCAATATTACCAGAAACTGTATTGTTTCCTGATATAGTTACATCACTTACCCCAACAGGTATGTTCGCAATATCCCCCGTTATAGTGTTCTGTCCTCCTAATGTAAAGTTACCTGTAAGTCCAGGTGGTATGTTTGCTAAGTTTCCTGAAAATGTACTTGTTCCTGTTATATCAGTATGCACTAGGTTTGGCGGCATATCTGCAATATCCCCAGTTATATTTATTCCGCCTGTTAAACCGAAATAAACCACACTCGACGGAATATCTGCCATATCCCCAGTTACAGTATTCGCTCCTGTTATACGAAAAAACACTGTCGGTAAATTTGTAGTCGCTGTAAAAGTGCCGTATAAAGTATTATTCCCTCTAACATCTAATGTGCCTATATTTGAAGGAAGATTATTTATATCCCCTGTAACTGTATTTCTGTCGTGTATATCAATACCAGTCATGTTTTCAAAAACCAAAAACTCAGCAATATTAAAATTGAAACCTCCTAAAAAGTCAACTGCGATTAAATCCTGCTTTGGCATTTTTACCGATAAAAACCTCTCCGAAAATGTGCCAAATGTTTTTGTAACGTTTTGGTTTTCAGCTATCTTTTCCCAACCATTTCCTTCGTTATAGTTTACTACTATACTGTCATTTGAAGCAGTATTAAACAGCGTTGTTATTGAATTATCATTAAAACTAAAATGGACGATAACTGTATCTTTTTTAGTTATATTTACTAACGTTTCCCCGTCGTCCCAAGAAACAAACCCATCATTAATTTGAGATGTGGTATAAGCAAAAACAACACTATCAACAGTGTTTCCGCTTGGTAATCCTGCGATAGTAATATCCCCACCGATAGACCTAGTAAGTGTCAAGTTTGTACCCGATACACTGCCGCCAGTAACAACACCATCAGCCGCGCCAGCACCAATATCTACCCTAAGTGCTGCTATACTGTCTCTAGCAGCTTGTGCTGCTTCCTCCAAAGCAATAATATTATCTTTCACCGATCCTGCATCCGGCACAATAGTCCCAGGATAACTGCCCATGTTATCAGCATAAGCAACTACACCTAAACTTGTAAGAATATCAGGTACTCTGTTGTCAATACCACTACTAACTTTACGATTCCAACTACCAGAATATTGCCATTCTTGAGCAATATTAGTAACCCATGTTACTAATCCTAAATAAGGAAATACAATAGTTGAAGTATCGGCAAGAGTAGCAATAGTAAGTCGTGTATCTAAAGGAGCTGCAATAGCTGGTTCAAAATTAGTTTGTATTTCTATTTGTCCAAACCCTACTATTGGCAATAGCAGTAATAAAAATATCTTAACGATTAAATGTGTACGTTCCATTACTAATTGTTGTTAGGTTATTTAATTTGTATATTGTGTAGTTTATAGTCCAGTTATTTGCTAGACTAGAACTCGTCACTGCTATTGTCGAACTAGTAAAACTTGGAGTAACATTAAAGCCATTAGCATCAATAATACTAGATAAATTTACATCAGTCCAAGTGCTTGGAACTGCATAATAAATAAATCCACTACCATTCATAACTACTGATTTATTCCCTTCAGTTTGTACTAATTTAGTTAATGTTGCATAAGCATCTCCGCCAACTATTAAATCTGTTGCACTTACTCCGTATAAAACTGGATAAACAGCTGATATGCTTCGTGTATTACTATTTACAACTCCAGATTCTTCAGCTCCGTTATATGTTTGTTTACTTTGAAAGCTATAAGTACTTCGTTTAAAATTGCTTAAACTATCTTGAGTAGGTTCATAAAAAATACTGGTAACATTGCCAGCTGTTGTTCCAATATTAGTAATTGTATCTACTGTACCTCCAACAGTTTTAAGTAACACCCCAAGCGTAAGAACAGCAGAGGCTGGATTAATAACATTAGTAATTAAATTAATAGTTGCTGTATCTCCTACTTCATAAACAGTAGTAGTTGGAGCTAACGTTAAAGCTAGTGTAGGAGCCGTAAAAAACTGCCATTCAAAATATTCTTCAATAGTTTGTACACCAACAGTAGTACCAACTAAAGGTAAACGAAGTATCGGTCTATTAAAATCAAAACTATCAACACCACCGCCGCCACTTTGACTTGCTGTGTAAATATCAGTATCTAATTCATTCATACGATAATTATCAATACAATCTCGTAGCGTATTATTAAGTTTACTTAAACTAGGCATATAGCCATAGTTAGGAGTAGGTCGATAAATCAAAGCATTTCCACCACCAACGGCCGGTGGCGATCCGTTACTATTTTGTATAGTAACTTCTGCTTCTAAAAAAGGAGATGTATCATTAATATGAACAATCATATAACGATCACATTTAGTATCCCATATAAAATCTCCAACAGAAACAGAATCTGCTGAATATTTACCACTATCATTTCGAAAAGGAATAGTAACAGTATAATCTCCACCATTAACAGTTGTACTATCAAGTAATCCAATAATACCATAACCATTAAAAGTTTCAATCGTTGTTGTTTGTGCGCTTGTTTGTAGCCCATATAAAGCCATAAAAAAGAGCAAGCAATATCGTAACATAGTATAATTTTTAAGTGTTAGCAAATCCGCTGTAAACGGCTTAGGTGAGCAAAATAGACCATTTTGTATCTGTACCTAAATTCGTAAATCGGTACAAAATATAATTACTAATAGTATTAATTTCAACAATATCCTTACTAGCTCTACTATTAAGAGCTACATTACCAGATTCGTATCTAAATGTAGAACCACTATTATCTGGTAAAGTTCCACTCAGTAAATCACGCTCTATTACTGTAGCATCAAAAGGATAAAATGTAGCAAGACTTTCATTAACAACTCCGCCATTATCAACAATCTTTACATAAAACGTTTCACTATTGCCAATACTAGCGTAGCTTTCATTAATACGAATACGATCAGGCATTACGCCATTAGGAATAATAACAGTAGCCACATTGCCGGCTAATACATAATTAATACCAAGTCCGTCTGCTTTAGTAAGCATATTACCATCAGTATAAATTAACATATTACCAGGAGCACTTACAACAGGCCCACGTAGTAAAATCCAATCTGTACCATTCCAAGTATAAGATTCTCGTAATCCATTACCATCACTATCAAGTACAGTATAAATAACTTCTTGAAGTGGAGATACAAGAGCTAAACGAGCTAGATTATCTGCTAGATATTCTACAACATTAACAGATAAACCAGGAGGCGGTACATATAATCCACCATTTGCACCGCGTACAACAATATTATCAGCTTCTGCTCCTAGTTTAACACTAAGTTCATTACCAACAGTACCATTTCCCAGTAGAGAGGGATCTACGACGACGCTATCAAGTAACGGTGTAAGAGCAGCAGTAATAGCTGCTATATCTCCTTCATTTGTAGTTATACGAGTATCTAAAGCAGTAACATTACCATTGATTGTTACAATTGTACTATTACCACTGATATCAACAGCTGCTGTAATTGTACCTAAGCCAGCACTCCGAGTTACTGTTACAAGATTACCTGAAATTGTAATTCCTGTAATTACTCCATCACTATCACCAGTTCCGGTGCTTGTATTATTTAAACATTCAATTAAACTGATAAGAATGTTATGTAAGCTTTCATTTGTAATTTCTCCTCCTAAAGCATCTGTAATTTGCGCAATAAGAGCTTCTCTACAAGAACCTGTTGCAGGAGTTACAGTAAAGCTAGTTGTTCCAAAATTAGACATAGGTTTAGATTATGCGCAAAGTTCAGTATATTCAATACCACTTTGTTTTGTAAATAAATTAATTAAATTAGCCATTTCTTCTATGTTAATACCTAAACACTTATACCAAGCTACCATCGCAGTCCAGTTGTACTTACACTGGAAATAAGTAGTATCTCGAACACTTAGTGTATTAGTATTAACATCTGTATATATTAAAGTAAGATAAACTAAAGCAGAATTATAAATAGCTATATCTACATGAGCTTTAGTTTTTCCTACTTCACAAAGTTCTTTTTCTACTTTAGCTAACATAGCAAAAACACGACTCTTGTATTTAACAAAAATCGTGTTTAAAGCGATATTAGCAGTAGCTACTTCTCCTATTATCATTATTTACAAGTTTCACAATACACGCTAAAAGCTTGTATTAGTTTATCAATTTGAATAATAGCAGCTTCAGTTTCGTTATTAAGTGTAGTAAAGATAGGATTAAGATTAAGAAGATGATTAACTAAATTCAAATATTGAATATACTGAATATTAATCATATTAACATCAAACAGATCTTTATCATTTACATATTGAACATTAGTACAAGAGCAAGTGCTTTCACAATCACAATCAATAGTAGCAACTTTACATACAAAATCTTGAATAAGAGTCATGATGCAGGTACGAATACCACAATCAGCTAATACTATTCTATTGTAAAATTCTTCACCTCGTGTAAATCTAATTTGATAAACACCATCAGTTAATTCAATAGCTCTACTACTATCTGCTACTAAAATATAATTTGCATCTTCAACAAACGTTGTACCATTCCATTTGTTTATACTAACTGTAACCGTTACTGGAATATTGTTTGTAAGTACGTAACTATTACACTCTACGTGAGTAATATCTTCAGTATAACAAAAAGGAATTGTAAGAGTAGAAACACAATTGAATTGACAATCACTAATAATTTCAGCTGTTATTGTATAATTCTGAGTAATATCAAGAGTAGGTAACAACCAATCGTAAAATGTATTATCAGAACCAGCTGTAAAAATTGTACTAAAGTTTAAAGCAAACGTAGTAGCAGTTACAACTTCTCCTAATCTATTACGTAATGTGTAAACAATACGTGGAGAGATAAAAGGAACTGTAACTACATCATCAATACTAAGTCGTGCTATATCCATAAAATCTAAAGAAGTGCGTAAAGCAGGCCCAGTTACTCTAGAAAGAACCATCACTTCATCATATCTACCATTAATAATGCTCATATTAATATGAGGACAATAATTCCACAAACGTAATGGTAAATTGTTAGAAACACAACTGACATTACTATCAGCACGATAGCTTTTAGAATAATAATCTAAATTTTGAATACTTGCAGTTGTAACTAAACCAGTACCGACAACTTCTGCTGTTAATGCTTTATGATAAGTAGTAAGCCCATCACCACTTGCAAGTTCTACTAAAGCTACATTACTTGTTAATGGTATATTATAACCTACAAATTTAGTAAATGTATCAGTTGCTGTTTCGTCTACAAGTACAATATCCATATCTGGATTATTAGTAACAGGTAAACCTAAATCATTTGTTACTGTTGCATCATTACCTAAATCATATCCGTATACAATTAAATTGTTTTCGTACGTATTAGCACTACCTCCAACTTTAGCAACTTTAATATAAAGATTATTAGGTAAATCGTATTGAGTAGATGGAATTTCTATTAATAATTGACCAGTATCTTGAACAGTTAAAGTAACTGTAATACTCCCAACTATAGTAGTTGTAACAACTACAGAAGGATTTGCACCTCCTACTGCAAATACACCATTATGTATTTCAGTACCATTAACAGCTAGTGCTATAGTTAATGTTGAGAAATTAGTAATAAGAAAGGGGGCCTGTCCACATACTAGGCCAGTCCCCCCGTCTTTACTAACCTCATATATTTTGAAACGATATTTCATATTAATGAGGTTATAAGATTATTAATTATTAGAATCAGTAGAAGAACCAGAACTAGATTCGGCTCCTTTCAGTACAACAGCAAGAATACCAGTTAAAACATCTTCAATACCAGTAGTTGCAGTGGTTCCCGTAGGATAAGCAAGAACTGTATCTTTCGTAGCTACATTCATTACTTTACCTGCTTTACGAGCCTCGCTAGCATCTTGGAAAATAAACATTTCAAATCCAGTAATACCACTTGCAGCAACTTCATCTTGACGACTCCACCAATATTGTTGTTGACCAGCAAAATTAGATTTACCTAAAAGAATATCACTTTCAGTTTGAAGTTCAAGTAGCTGAGAAACATTACCACGACCAGGATTGAAAATAACAGAACCGTTAGTTCCATCTTTCCAAATAGTAGCAGATTCGATAATTTCAGTAACACCCACAACAAACGTAGTTGCAAACAACTTAGCTGTTAAGATAATACCCACAGTACCTTGAGCACTAGCTACTACAATTGAAGTTGGATCTGCGTTAATAGCTGCAATTAAAGCGGCATTCAACGTAGCTGCTGTACTAGCAGCAGTAACTTCAGCGTAATATCGTTTAGTCAAATTAACACGATAATCAGCAGTTGTAGTATCAGTGATAACTAGTTCAGCAACTGTACCAGGTACCAAAGTGGTAGGGTAGTTCATATCACCGTTGGTGGTAGAACTTTCTCCTACAACTACTACTTGTTTTACAGCAGCAACGTAACCTTGCTTAGTAGCGTTATACGCTTCACGATCAATAGGCGCACTTAAACGAACACCGTTACCGTCGTTAATCGCAATACGAAATTGACTAACATTTTTAAGACTTGCAGCTGTAGTAGCTGCTAAAATGATACTACCATTATCAGCAAAAAGAGCAATACCGCCAACGACGAGATCATCAATTTCACCTAAATTTGCAATAGTACCACCTCCTTGCTTAGCTCCGTAAAGTACATCACGTGCTACAAACAATTCAACAGGATACATATATTATATGTTTATTCAGTTATTAAAAAATTTTCAGTTAAAATAGGAGTGTTACCAGCAGAAATTCTACCAGCAACACTCGCTACAGCAGCATCTACAATCTGTCTACAAATATTGTAACGTTGACCAGTTCTACTTCCTAATTCGCAATCTATACTTAAAGAATTACTCATTAATCTAGGAGATTTAACATAAGTTATATTAACACTACTAACGCTAAAATTTGAATAGTAAACCTTAATTATACCATCTTCTATTACACACACTGGCGAATCAGGTCTAGTTCTACTAAAATAATTACCTAATAGACGATGAAGAAACTCATGATTAAGTAACCTTGCATCAACCTCTTTACTATCATTAGCAACTTGTGCTTTATTAATAGTAGTAGCTGAAAAAGTAAAGGTTGTCGTAAACGTATTACCAGTACTATTAGTACTAGTAATGGTGATAGTTATATTATCATAATAACCAACAACAGCAGTTTTATTAGGGGTGTGAAAATCCCCAATAGATTCCCAAGCAGCTATAAGCTGACCTGGTTTATAACTACTTAGTTTATTTATAACTAAAGCCGTTAAAAAAGGAATTTCACTTTGTCCTAAAACTTTTGTTGTATAATCGGCTTTATCAAACAATAAAAAACTATCACCATTAGTACTAATTGTAAGTTGATAAGTAGCTACAGATGTTTGAGTTGAATTAATTAAATTAATTCCTAAACTTGATAATGATTGTTCTACAATAACTTTAGGAGAACAAGACACTACAGGTCTTTCACTAACTAGTTTAAAATAATTACTAGGAAGAAATGCACTTACATACCCCACATTCTCTATTACTGGGAGAGAGGTTGTAGTTATTAAACTTTCAATATCGTCATAACGTTTTTGAGTACTTTCAAATCCTTCTTGTTTTCTATTACTTTTAGGATCAGAACGATACTCAATAAACTTAAACATATGTTCATTTAATACCCAATCAATTTCTTCTTTAGTAAAATCACCAAAAGTATAAGCATACACTTCTTGCAGTTTTAACTGAAAGTCGATGTGCATTTCTTGTATAGTCATTACCTACTAATTTTAAGTGAGTTTTGTAGTTCAGCTTTAGTTACACTATTACCAGCTTGGTTAAGCCATCCGATAGCTTCTGAAAAACTATTACCAATAACTTCATCTTTATACATAATCATTTGACTATTCAAAGGTCGACGCAGTAAAGCCGCATTAATACATCGTTGAATAAAAGCTTTATCTTGTAAATTTTCATCATTAGCAAACTCTAAAAACTTAGCAGGTTCGCTATCTTGAAGTTCAGCAAGCATTAACTTTTTATCTCCATCATTAAGAGGCAATTCTTTATTAAACATAATAATAATAGATTCAGCACGTTGAGGTGTTTTATCTAGTTTTAGACGAGCAATAAAGGCAGCATCGGTAAGTTGTTGTTTAGTTAATTTCAGTTTAACATCTTCTTCTTTAGTCCAAAGATAAAAACGAATTTTAGGAGATTTATTAACATCTTCTACCGTATTAGCAACATCCCCGTAAATTAAACAATACTTATAAAGTATGTAATGCACAGCATTAGCTGGAGTTCCAACATGACCTTCATATTCAATAACTAAATTACAATTTAGTTCTAATCCTTCTAAAGGAACAGGAACAGAAATATCATGCCAATAATTATTTAAATATTTATCCCAATCTTGGTGAGTAGGCGCAATACCTAAAATAATAGGAAACCACGCTTTTTCTTCTTCACGCGTTAAAGCTCGACGGCCAAGCGGTAAAGTACTACCATGACCAGCAAAAGCTCCTCCAATCTTTTGAATATAAAATTCAGCTGTATTACCAAGGGTGTTTATTTCAGGAAGTACAGTTGTTGTTCGTTTAGGTTTAATTGTAACAGATTTACGAACAGTATATGGGAAGTTATTAAACTCTGGTATTGTAACTGGTGAAGCAGTGGCGGCACCTTCAGATGGTTTATCGCCACTGCTTACTGTATCATTAATTGTAGACATATTGTTAATCTTTATTTTATATTAATTTATAGATTATTTAGTTACTTACCCAATAGAAGGAAGCAAAGAAAAACTATGAGTATCACGCATCATTTGAATACCAGCGGTACAAAGATAGTGAACACTAGTTTCATCTTGTTCAGTTGCTAAGTTTAAATAACCAGATTTTTGCATTCCTTTAAAGTCACCATAAGTAGATTCATTCAAGATAGTCATACCTTGTTGAATACCACGAACTTCCATACGACCTTTTTGATAGACCATTTGTACGTTAGGTACACCGTCATAACGAGATTGATCAATGAAATACATTTCGTAACTAGAAATAGGCAAACCACTTACAGGATGAATACCACTTGCATCAGCATAACCACCCAAGTTCAACATGGGAAGAGTTTTGATAGTAACAAAGTGACCATCAATATGCTTATAAGAAGTAAAGTAACCACCAAGTTGTAAGTTACCACCTGCACTACGTACAAATTTATCACCTACACCTTCAGCTACCAGTTTAAAGATATTGCTATCTTTGAAAGCTGCGTCAAATTCATCCTTGCCGCCAGTACCAGTATACAGGATAATATCCATAGCTCCGGTATCAGGAGCACCACGGAATACATCACTAATAATGCTACGAACTTTCTTCTCCGTAAGGGTAGAATAAGTATCACTATTAACAATCTGCTGAAGCAAACCAGCACCCGTAGGAATAATTTGATTTAAACGGCTATCACGTAAAGGGTTACTACCGTCAGCATTACGTGAATAACGTGATACCCACAATTGCTCTTCCTTATACTGGCGCCAGTTCAACATATGCTGAAAGTTTTCCCAATCAATATAAAGGCTACTGGATTTACCACCACCGTTATACAATTGAAACTCTACAGTTTTGTTAGCAATATTACCAGCATAATGATAAGATTCACGCAAAATACCAATTTGGTTTTTACGTTTACCGGGATTCTGTACAGGATTACTATTACCAATAGACCGGCTTTCAGTAACAGTACTACCACCTACGCGAGCCCAAACAGCGCCAGGTTCAAAGTCACTATCAGGTAGAGTAAAATCAGCATTAGGTTCAAAGTGATTCAATTCATACCGATAACCTCCACTAACTTTAATAGGTTCAGCAGATACACGAACTTGTGTACCACTACGACTACGGAGTGAAGATTGGAAAGGAAACCAAGCACTAGGAAATACTACAAAAATAGGAGTAAAGTTAACTCCTTTTGCAACTCCAGCAGGGCCATCATAACGAACAAGACGTTCGCTACGCTTAGGTTTAGTAATTACAGGATACTCGTATTGAATATCATTAATTGCATTCTCCTTAGTTCCGCCCATCTGACCTTCAGTTAATGAAAGCAGAGGAAAATTAGAACTCCAACCACCCATAAGAGCAGTAATAACAGGAGTTAGTTGATCAGGTTTAGACATCAAAGCTCGATCAAGTCGATTTTGATCACTAATACCACTTGCATCAAAAGTCTCATTATGGACTACAATGCGAGATTGAAAATCAGACATACGTTTAAGTTTAATTTTAAAATAAAAAAATCAATTATGCTAAATTACCAAGAGTGTAGTCACCTCCTTCGGCACCAGAACTTTTAATAACTTTACGTGAACCTGCTGTAGGAGTAAGAACAGCTTTACGTTTACGCAAATCATTAACTTGTTTTTGATTGACTTTAAGACTAACTAAATCTTCTAAAGATAAATCTTTATATAAAAGATAATCAATCATAAGTTTCTTATCAGTAGGTAGTTCATTGTATTTTTTAGAAACTCCAACTACACCATCTTTATTAGGTACAGCAATAAACTTTAAGAAATCATTCTTATCCTTTTCAGGAATAGTAATATCTCCAAGATTACCTGTATTAATTGTTTGTTTAACACCATCCCAATACTGAGCTGTATTAGCTTCTTTTACGCGAATAGCTTCTTGATTAGCAGCTTTACGAGCATTCTCAGTAGTAATCTGGTGTTGTTTTAATCTTTCTAAAGCAGATTTAGATTTTTCTTCTAATTTACCAGAATCTTCAAATAACTTAATAGCTTCTTCTGCATCTTCTGCAGTAAGATTGCCAACGTTGGTATAATAATTTCTAATTAAATTACGTTGTGTTCCAACATCATCTTTACTAAAAGTCATTTTAGTATAATCGGTAGTTTCTACTTTACTTTTAAAAAAGTCTTCAGGACTTTTTCCTGCTTTAAGGTGATTAACAATTTCTTCAACAATAGGAAAGGTAGTAAGAAGTTTAATTTCATACTCATCAATCATACGTTCACCAATAGTAGTTGCTAATGCAAATACACCGTCTGGCGTATTTTCAAACTCCATAGGATTACCATCCTCATCGACTAGGTCATAACCTTTTTCTTTAGCTATATTAAGAACAGGACTAAGATTGTCTTCTTTCCCAGTAAAAGAAATGGTTCCCTCTGCGTCAACTTCATACTCTCCTTTTTTAGCTACAACTTTACCATCTTTATCTAAAAGATCACCAGCAGTATTTTGAGAATATTCTTCAACAATCTCTTCTTCTGCAGGATCAGCTTTAGTATCAGTAACAACAGTTTCTACAGGTTTAGTGTCTGTAGTAATTGGCGTTGTAGGTTCACCGTCTGGATTAGCTTTAGTATCTTTATTATCCAGTTGTGAAGGAGGAGTACCTCCGGCACTAAAAACATTACCAATAGTGATGTTTCCAAAATCAGCATTACCTTCATTCCCTACGTTAGTATCCGTTTCTGTGGGCATAATTAAATTAATTTAGTGTTACAATAATAAGGATAACTTTTAGTTATCATGTTTATTTTTATTTTCTTTTGCTACTGCTAACGATGTATTGACCTTTTGCCGCGCTAAGTCTTCCTTAGCTAAAGACGCTCTTTTTTGTTCTTGTAGTTGTTCTCTAGCTAATTGTCTTTGGTAAGCTCTTGCCATTATTTCATCAGATTCTGGTATACCGTCACCGTCAGCATCTCCAGCTGCAGCATTAAAACTATCAGCTGTAATTTTTGCCACTTCAATTCGACTATCTGCTGCAATATTTGCAATATCAAGTTTAACTTGATTAGAATCAGCTGTCATTTTGTTAGCGCTATCAGCAATATAACGTTGAGTTTCATTTTGTTGTTCTTGCTGATCTGCCACTAACTTCTGTTGTATTTGTTCTCCTTTTTCCATCAACTCCTCAATCTTAGCTAAATTATTACTTTTAATAACTTTAGTAACAATACTACCAGGAGTACCATTCTGAGCCATAGGTTGAAGTAATACATTTTTTAAGAATTGAACGTTATCATATTCTTCAATAGAAGAAGTAGAAAAAACACCATATTCAGTAGTAGCGTGATCTTCCGCATTAATATCATAAAATACTTGACTTCCAGTACTAGTAATGTAACTACCTTTTTTACCTTCTGCCCAAGCATATTTACTGTAATCAATTAAACCATTTGCTTCTTGATCTAAGAAACAATCAAATTGAAAGTTTAATTCTTTAGTACTAACACTACTACGATAAACTGCTTGTTGTGTAGTTCCTTTACCAGCACTAGAACTTATGTCTCCATAACGTTGATTATTCATACCAATGCTATCCCACCACTCTTGTCGAATACCTTGCATAAACTCCCACATCTGCCCCATGTACTGACTTAAACTCATATCAATACTTTTCATAGCTTGCATAGCAGCCATAGCTTTTTCGCTAGTTTCATCAAAGAATGCTAAACTAAAAGCATGAACTTGATACATCCAAGTATCAACAGTCCAACCTTTATCTTTAGGTATAAGACCTAATGGAAATAGCATCAGTTTATCTTTATTCTTAGCTAGTGTAAGTTCAAACCTATAATGAAATATATTATATAGTTCTTGGTAACTAATTCCTTTTTTAACAATACTGTCAATAATAGAAGGATCGTAACCAAAATAAGTACCATTAAGTGGTAACTTACAAATTGAACTATTATTAATCATATTCCTTTGTACAGGAACAGGACCATACTCTAAGAATATAGCTCCAGCAAAACCTTCACTATCTCCGGTTAATTCGTTTAAATTAGCGTTAGTTCCAAATGTAGTATTAGTGCTAGTTAAGCCATCAGCTATAACTATCATTTGCCATACTTCATTCTCCGGTATCCATTCAATATTTACTTCTCCAGCCATTGGATCAGGACGATATTCATCATCAACAATAGCTGTATCAGGTAAACCTTTCTCATTTATAAAAGTAAGAATACCACGTTTAGCAATAGATTTCCAATTAATATATTGAACATCTAACATTGCTGTATTTTCTAAACCATAACGATCACCAGACGGAGTATAAACAAATTCACCATTACGAACAACAGCACCTGAAGTAGGAAGTCTTTGACTACCCATTCTGGTTTCTAATTGTTTAATAATACCTTTACCGTAACGCTCTATTAATTGAGGTCCCCAATTATCTATAATACTAGCTAAAGACCATTGCTTAGTAACAATACTAGCTTGAGCATCTTCTGCATATCTACTATCGTCATTCCAACCAATTACAGTTACATCTTTAGGATCAAGTATACTATACTGAACATCATCATAATTAATGCCTTTCATCGCATAAACTCTACCAAAGACTAACCAATAGTAAAATGCTTTTTGATACTTCTCTTTTAATAATAGTTGTGATTTTAAAAGCTCAAGACTTTCACTACCATACTTAGCTCGTTTCTTAGTATAATTAAGAATAAATTCATCCTCTAAGTCTTTCATACCTGGTATCTCTTTTGAGTCCATACCAGTATCCATACCTAGACTATTTAATTCGTTAATAAATTGTTGCTGTAAAATTCCTTCAAAGAATTGACTACGAGCTACTTTAAATTCATTAACTACTTCCTCATTCTTAGCGTATACTTGTTGTGTATCTGGTCGTTCAAGACGTTCTCCAATATAACGTTCAAGAATAGGTTTGATAATATCATAATTCCTAATTCTTGCTGGATAGCGTTTATAATCAGGATTATCTGTATTAAAAGGATTTTCAATATATTTGTACTTGTTAGTACTAATCTTTCCTTCAGCTACAGATTCTAATTCTTGAAAAATATCAATATCTGCTATATGAGGTGAAGCTTGTTGTGACCAGTAATTATAATTAGCTATAATCCAATCTGGTACTTTTTTATGTGGGGCTATTTTTAATTTCTCACTTAGAGAAATATACTGACTAGGATAACCATTCATTACATTATTAGTTTTAATTATTTAGTAACTTTAAAAATGAGCACGCGTAAAGAAATCATCTACTTCTTTAAATGTATCTTCAGTTTCTGTTTCTCTTTCTTCTATTTCTCTAATCATAAATTGACCTACAATACAAGCAGAAACACAATCAAAGTTACCATCTTTATTCCATCGTAATAACTCTTTCAATAAACGTTTACAGTATATATACTCTATAAACGTAGTTTCAATATTAGTTTCTTGATTTTTACTAAATACTGAACTAAGCATATCTTTAAGCATACGAGCACCTTCCGCTTTACGTCTAAAGTTTTTACCAATAGATAAACCATAATTTCTACCTGTCTTACCACTAAGTTCTTTAAGTGTTAACATTTCAGGTTCTTCCATTAAATAACGTAAAGCTTTATGATGTTTAAAATAAGGATAAACATCACCTCGGTCATTCTCAAAAAGTAAACCATCTATTGTATTATAATACTTACATAAAAGTAAAAGTTGAGAGTTATAACCATCAGTTGTATCAGGTCTACCAATCCAACTAGCTACTATACGATCACCTTTACTCGGAGTAAATCCGTTTGCTTTTTCGTATACATAAGCAACACCAAGAGAATCTTTAATAGTAATTTGAGTACTATCTTTATCAGTTGCATACGGATCATGCCAAATATAGTATAATCCTTTGGGTACAACTGAATTTACTTTCCCAGTAAAAGAGAATGGATCATGAGGATCAACATAAGATATAGTATGTGGACTAAACCATTCAACTACACAACCATGCATATCCATATCTCTACTTAAAGCTTCAGGTGTATCATTAATTGGTAGATGATAAGGTTTACCTTGTAGTTTTAATTCTTCGTTTGTAATTAAACGAATACCACTAGTTGTTTCTTCTAATCTTCCACAACGACCAATTGATTTAAGTACAGGGTCTATATCTAAACGATCAACTTGCATTTGTAGTCTGCCCGCTAAAGCAGAAAAGATATTATCACCTTGTCTGTTCAAAGCTTCAGCAGGAGTAGTAGCTCTTTCAGCAGACCATTGCTGGAATTGACTAGCAGTTTTACTATTACGTGCTCTTTCTGTTTTACGTAAATGGAATTGTTTACCGGCTTCTATATCTGTATTACCATCTTTATCATAAACTAGATTTTGAAGTTGACCAAAGAATAAAGCAGCTTCTGTACCTTCTTTATTAATATCCCAAATATTATCAAACGGTAAAGCTTCAAAACTAATAGGTTTATAAAAAGCACTACGAAGTGGACCATAATCTCCATCTTTACTACCAGCAGTACCCCAATAAGTGCTATGTCCAAGTTTGTATCCCCCAGCTTCAGCAGCCGAATATGCAATTTCTCTTGTCTGTTGTAGATTAGGAAACGTACCTGTTTCTTCCCATTTAATCTTTTTAGCCATTTTACCACGTAAACAATCTGGATTATCCATAGCAGAAAAACAAGTAATACTACTTAGGAAACCATACTCTTCTTGATCGCCAGTAAATGTAAATCCAAACTTAATATGATCTTTAGTTTTACTAAGTGTACGTTTACGCCAGTCTGTATATTTTTGTTCAAAGTTAAAATACTGTTGAACTAACGAAAAAAGACCACCAGAAGCTGTAAGATATTTCATATCATAAGCTACTAAAAAGATACTAATAAAAGGATTCATGTAAACTTCATCCCAAGCATCCCACGCACCTATATAACTAAAACCTTTACGTCGGGCTTTAACTACAACCATATCTAATCCAATACGTTCACTAAAATCTTGAGCAACCCAATAATGAAAGTGACCATCCCAGAAATCCATAAAGTCATGTGTAATATCAGCAGTTTCGTTTACTTTGATTTTACTAAATAGTTGTTCCATTTCTTCATCAATCCCTAGTCTTTTACGTTGATCTAACGTAGCAGTATTAGCATCTAATATAGTTAGATCATCAGGATCAGCAGTACGAAGAATGGGTCCGAAATTCATAAGACCTACCATTTTACCAGGAATCCAAAGAGGTTGCAAATCTTTATCTGAATTACCTCCAGATTTATCTAATTTACAATTAACTACCATTCCATGTTTACGTCGATATTCCCATCTATCCCACCACCTCGAAAAAGCAATAGGATCAGTTTTAGGATCAATATCATTGTAAATACCGTATTTTTGAAAATGCCTACTTGCTTCTTTAATTATATCGGTATTAGCAAAAGTAATATCTTCAGTACGATAAAGCCCAGTCTTTTCAAAGTTATTAGCTACCCACCTAAAAGAATGTGCTGGATTATTATTCGCTTTCTCTTCTTCAAGCGTAGTACTAAAAGGATTCATAACATCGTTTCTAATTTAATATTTTATAATAGTTTTATTTCTTATTACACTAGGTACAAAAAAAGCCCGACAGTTAGACCGCCGGGCTGAAATATACCAAATCCTCACATCCAATTCCTTTATACGTTGTTTTGAGCTGTACCAGTGAATTTGACTATCAATCCCATACTAATGGTCAGATACTAAATTCAGGTTGCTGAAAACGGTGTATTTCGCCTAATCGCCAAGATAATAACCGGGCAACCTCAGCTTTCTTATAAGCAATCTTATAAAATTCAGGTTCATGTTCTTTACGAGTAATACCATCAGCTTCATACAGCACTTCTCCATCGTTAGATAGATGTGGTCGTATATGACAAAGTAAAGTACCTACACTTTTTAATCCCCATAGTTCACATATATAAGTATATAGTGAAAGTTGAAGTGTGTAAATATTACCTTTACATAATGGTAGTTTATTTAATGGAAAAAGAAAACAATCGTTACGTTTAATAAACTCACTAGTTTTAACTTTACGGCTACGATCAGCGTTCCACTCTTTCTTATAATAACCAGCTTCCCAAGTTAACTTATCTTTATTGGTTTTCCAATCAATAATAAGAAACTTACCATTTTTAACTAATAATAAATCAATTGTTCCGGCTACTTTATGAATACTAGAATATATACGTTTCTCTGCATACGCTATCCATCCAGCTTTAATATAACGAGCAATTTGCTCATAAATAGTAGGATACATTAAACGTAATGGACTAGCTTCCAGCTCTTCCATATTAGTAACTTTATAAGCAAAACCTAAAGAGTTACTACGTTCGTATATCTCGTGTACATTTACATAATTTGTGGTAGCAAATTTATTAATACAACCTTCAAGGTAATCATGTTTATTAGTACCCCATTCACAAGCTAAATCTTTTTCTTCTTCCCATTCAGCATTAATACTAGCTGCTGATTTGTTTAACGGTATAACTCCGTTGTAAAGAGCATCTAATCCAAATTTAATCCTTTTACCTCTAAATGTAACTTCGATACTATCATGTTCTAAAAAAGGTCTAGGCTTATATATACCTACTTGATCTACAGCTCTATACATAGCCCAAAATCTTGCAGGATACTCAGGCTCTACACTACCAATTAAAGTAGTAACACTAATATAAGGAGCACCAGTTTCATCAGTATAAGTATGCGGTCCAGGATCAAACGTAATAGTACGTTGTTGCATTGTCATAATTCATTATTTTATTACTGCACGAAAAGCGTTACAAGTTTTACAATTAGGATCAGAACAAAGGTGATCTTTAACAAATTGTTTACTTATCTTATTATCTCTAATTGCCTCTTCAACTTCTCGTACTGCTTTAGTTCTAGTTGTTTGTGGTATTAGTTGTTTCTTTTTATCGCCTTTCATGAGTTCTAATTTAATTAATTAATAATTAAAGTTAAGAAATCTTTCCCAGTAATAGGAATATTACTGGTTAGTATCATTATCTATTACCCGAAATATCTTCTCTATTACTGGGAAGTTCTCTATTGTTCAAATCACCACCGCCAGTTATCCGACGGCTATTAGTCATTTCAAATCTAGCTTTATCTTGAAGTTTATCTATTTTTTCAATAGCTTGTTCAAGACTAACTGTAAATTTTTGAGCAGCAGAGATATTACTTTGTAACATCTTATTAATCTCACTAATACTTTCTAATAATGTTGCATCAGTTTGTCCTCCTAATTCAAGAGTTAAACTTTTCTTAACATTAATAAGTTTTTCATTCTCTTCAGCAAGTCCTTCAAAGTAATTACTACTTTGTTGCATATTACGTTTAAGAGAAACAAGAATCTTAGTAGTAGGTGACATTTCTTGCTGTAGTTCAATATACTTATTACAAGCATCAAGAACTATCTCATCAGGAACATAACCACGTTCTAACCCAGCAGCCTCAACAGCTTTATGATGCCGTTCTACTTCAGTTAAACTATGATAAGGATTAGCTCCAGTCCAGTCGGCCATAAAGAATATATATAGTAGTTCTCGTTTGTTCTGCAACTTGTACCGACCTTGTGAGTCGCCTTGTACCTTTCGCAGTTTTGACATTACCGCTTTAAATTCTCGTATGGCCCCAAACTCATTCTCCAGGAACTCTATTGTTCCTTGTAGTACATCAACTTTAAATAGTTTCATTTGTAGTAGTTATACTTTAGTAAGTAGATTCAATAAAGATTCTATACTATCACCAACTTGCACTTTAACCATTCGAGCAATATTGAAATCATTTATATTACGAAGCCTAGCGTTCATTACAAACTTATAAGCGTCATTTGGTGATACACCCTTATTCTGGACGTAAAAACCAGAATAACGATTAAAAATACAATCTGTAATTTGCAAAGTTTTCATAACACATATCAATTTTGATTTAAAAGATTAAATACTTAATTCGTTAAGTATAGTACAAAGATAAGGTGTTCTAGTATATAATGCAAGTTATTATTAGTTTCTACGTTGAGTAATAGACTTGTTTTTATTAAGTTCAGATAAGAAACTTGATTTAGCTTCAGGAGCAACTGTATATTTATATTTAAGTACTCCTTCTAGTCTAGTTAATTCTTCAGCTTTAGAGGCCGTTAGTTTTTTACTTACTTTCTTATCTTCCATTAAATTTAAATCATCAGTAATTCCCGTAAAAGTTCTTCCTTGATTTTGTCTTAATAGTACTGCAGGTTTTAAAGTAAAACTACCAGTATACAATAAACGAATAGGTACTCCTATTTCAATAGCAGCTTTTATAGAAGCACTTTGTCCTCGTATTACTGCTTTAATTTGTTCTACACTCAAAGGTACTAGCCGGTTTTGATTTAACCGTTCTTGCATTTTAATAATTAGTTTATCATCAACTCTATCAAAATTCATTGTTTAGTTTTTAGTTGTAAAATTAATTGTAGATTATTTTCTATGTAAATATACACATTATAAGATATAGTAAGAATATCGTGAGTAAAAGATAAGTTAAGACTTGTTGTAACGTTATATAACGTTATATAATAAGGGTATGTTTGGTGATGTTTGGAGGTATATGTGGAATATTAATAGTTGGACTAGTTGTAAGATTATTAGGTTATGTTTTAACAGTAGGTTTAACTATAAGTAAAAAATTAAGTTAGAAATTAGTTTTAAAAATTTTTATAGTATATTTTTTAAGGGAAGTTTTAACAGTAAGTTAAAGATTAGTTATAATTTGATTTTAAAAAATTATGTTTAAAATTTTTGGGTTATGTTTTAACAGAGGGGTCGTGACCCACCATAACATCAACCCCCTACTAATGTTTGGAGTTGAAGTATCCCCTATAGCAACTTTAACAAAAGTTTTTTGGGGAATTAATATGTAGAAATGTCTTGATCCTTGCCCTGGCAATGGTGATCTACATCTTATTATTATTAATTCTAAGTAGTTGTAATCTATCACTAGATTCACAAATGCTTAGATACTTCACTCTATTTTAAATTCTAACAAGTATTGTATTAATACAATGCTTGATTGTTTACTATTAGTCGTTAAATCTCGATCATCTATACTAATAGGCATCGAGATTGCGATTTTCATTTCAAATGGGCACCTTTGTGCTGTTGTGCTGACACGGAACGCTAACAGGTATTAATACCTTAGCCCTTGCCTCAAGTCGCTCAAAACAGCTCTTAGGTGCCTTATTTTCAATCTGGTTGGTAAAAACAGCCGCAATTCTCACAAAAAATGCGCAGATACCTAGCTGCCGATATTGTACCTTGCAGAACTAGTACTAAACCCCTCGGTACTCATTATGCTAGAGGTACAACGGTTAGAATACTAAACCAAAGAGTACATTCTGAATTTAAATCTGGTATTGCTGTATTAGTTTATATAACTAATAGCATTGCTATATTTGAAGTATGCGCGAGCCTCTTAACTGACGTACAACAGTTCTAACAGTAAGGAATATTACTAGCAATAGTAATATTCCTCTGTTTAGACGTAACCTTAATCGTAAACCACCTACTAATACTTGACATATTCTTTTTAACCTTTAAACACTTTTAGTATGAACACATTTCAATTTCTTACTAAAGCCCAAGTAGCGGCTTTAAGTGATGAAGATGCTGCAACTTATGCAGCAGCGTTGGCTGCTTACATAAAGCAGTTTCGTATTGACAATCCAACTGGTATTGCACAAGTAACAGTAGGCATTACTACATTAGGCATTATACCTAATATGGTAAATGGTGCGCCACGTGTATCTATTGGTATTGATCCTGATGATATGGATGAAACCTTTGCTCGTGGCTTGTGCGTCGGCGAAAAGCATGACACTATTTTGTTAGCACCTGGACGTGCCGATGTTGTAGCTAAAAATGCACGTTTCGCTAATTTTTCGCACATGGGTATTGCAACAACTGGCGCGATTGACCAAGGTCGATTTACTCTTGATGTTAAACTTAATATCGAAGGTGAAACGTATACTGGAAAGAAAGCTGGCCGTAAAGTTACTGGTACTTATACCAGCACTTTTCTTTCAATTACTGGCTTTACTTACATTCCGTCTGCTGAAGTTGCAGGTAAACTTGGCCGTATGACCGAGAATGCAGCAACACAGATGTTTGTTAGCATGATGACTACATCTAATGTACCATCTGCTAGTAAAGTAGAAGTGCCTGCTGAAGAGCTAGATTTGGAAGAAGTAAATCCGTAGTCTAGTATTTAATGAATTAGGAGTAGTGGTCTTATGACTGCTACTCTTTTTATTAATCTTTTAAACAAAACAACAATGAATAATTCAAAGAAAACAAGAACTTTTATTATGAAAGTGCATCATATGCACTCTATGATCCAATCTGGGATAGGTGATTGGAAAGTAGAAAAAATCTTTAATTACGATAAAGAAAAAGATACAGTTAACGTAGAAGTTAGCTGTATTAATAAAAAAGAAACGGATAATCTTTATAATCGGAAGATTCTAAAAGAAAAGATTATGCCGTTAAGTGTTAGACGAATAGCTTAACGATAACATTTTGAATTAGGGGTAGTAGTCGTAAGGCTGCTACCCTTTTTATTAATCTTTTAAATGAATTAACTATGTTTACTGTAGCTCAAGTTAGTGATCAAATTCAAAGTAACCACATTGCGTGGTCAGCGCCTGTAGGAGAATTTGAAACTGTAGAGGAAGCTAAAGAAGCCGCTGCTAAATATTACGATATTACGCTGAAGTTACTGCTGCTAGTACAGCAGCTACTTCATCAGGATTGGGAAAATGTGCCAGAAGGTAATAGCCTTGGTTATACTTATATTGTACACGATTATACCCAAATTTTTTAACTATGTACTATCCAGCAACTAAAGCTTACTACGTATATAATACAGTAGCTGAAGCTAAACAAAACCATCCAAATATGGTATGTGTAGAGTATTCTGAAGAATACACCGAAACGTTACCTAACGGTAAACTTGGTGTGTATTTAGGTAATACTGGCACAGGAACATCTGTTTTTATCTCTCAATAGCAGCAATATCACGCGTTCTTAACTGAACTCGTGATGCTGTTAATCGCAACCTCAATAAAGAACTACCTACTAATATGTGAAGTGTTCTTAAATGCACACTTAGATGTACAATTGTTTCTGCTACCCAACGTAGCTGCAAACATCGTACTATTAAATAAGTTGCAAACATCGTACAACTATAAATTAAATATATAACTATGAGAACTGAAACTAATCAGTTCTCTATTAATACACTAAGATTACTGATAGAAGAAATGGTAGTTTACAGAGATACTGTAGCTACCAATAGTAATAGAGATGTAGTTCATAACTTGATTACACATAGTAATCAACTAATAGAGAACTGGAATACTGCCGTAGATATGCTTACGGAAATGAATGGTAATAGCGAGCATATATTTAACGCTATTACCGAAGTTGGAACGTGGATTACGATTAAGCGATCGTATGAAGCTATTAATGAAACCTTTAATGCTATAAGCAATGTTTAACAAACTTAAATCTCATTTCTGGATATGTAAATGGTGTAGTGCTATTCATCGTACATTATTTAAACCAAGAGGTACTAAAGAATGTGACGAATGTGGATGTGAAACTTACATCGGCGATGAATAAGGCTTACTTGTGGATATGCAAATGGTGTGGTTCTGTAACTAGAACTAGAAAAGAACCTAAAGGTAATTGCAAATGTCCAGAATGCGGAAGAATTACAGTAGTGAATTAGAAGTGAATTGGTAAGAGTACGGAGATTAGGATAGGTGATAGTGTTCCTGTACTCCGTACTCTTCCCCTTAACCATACCCAAATCCCTAATATTAATTCCCTTTTTATTAACCATAATCATACTATTACCCATCACCCTCTTATTATTAAAGCGTAACTTCAATGTTCCGCAATACATCGCAAACCTCAAGACATAAAATAACTACTAAAACTAATACCATGAAAATAACCCATGCATACCCTAAAGGTACTATTGAAGCCCGACTAGTAATTGTAATACGTGATATGTTCAATTCCAATATGATAGTAACAAATAATTTTGCAACTGATTTGTTATTCATACTAGGATTACAACTACAGAACTCACAATTATTCACTAAATACAACATTGATGTTACAATTACGGAAGAAAGTGTAAATATCACGATACTTTTGCCTGAATAATTTTAACATAAAAAACTGATCGAAACTACCAATAAACAAGTTAAAGTTCTTGTACCTTTACGGGTGGTAGTCTGCTATAATATTGTAGCACTGACGAAAAACATAATACAATGACAAACAAAACAAAACAATTACTAGATGAAAATAACTAAACAACGATTAAATATACTATATACAGCATTTATTATTCTATGTATTATATGTATATATCCAGTATGTAAATATACCTATGACAATGATATAATATTAGGCTTACAGCTAATTATAGTTGTCATTGGAATATTCACAGGATTATTATTATTGTTAAACGTACGATTATGAGACTGAAAACTTTATATACAATCCGGTATAGAGCTTATCAATATAAGATAACTGCTCCTATATCTATAAACGCAAGATAATGAAATTTGAACTACTTAGTTTTCGTTATGGAATTGCAATAGCTACGTTTATTACCAGCTTTAATGAACGTAGTTTACTATCTATCACCTATGATGGATACCAATTCCAAATAGACTTTTTATTCATTCACCTGTATACTCGTTATGATTAAAATAAACAAACTGCAAATAGAGAAACTAATGTTTACACTATTAGTACTAGTAATTATATTCGGTATAATAGCTATTGTATCTACAGTGCTAGATGTAAACATTGAAGCTATACTTTTGTTTATTATTATATTTCAGTTACACAAATTGATTATACGATAAATAAATGTATTGATTACTGCATTACATACCGGGGTGGTGAAATTGGTAGACACGCAGGACTTAAAATCCTGTTTCCATCTGGAATTGAGGGTTCAAGTCCCTTTCCCGGTACTATTAATTAAAGTTCTGTACCTACGGTACTGGGGGGAATACGCTAACGTTGGAGAGTTAGACTAGATACAAACTCTAGTGTTAATTTTAGCAGTACTAGTAACTGAAATTGTTACGCTGTTGGTTAACTAAGTAAAATGATTGATATTACATAATACTAGTTGTAATAAATATATATCAGGGTTCGAATCCCACTATTCCCACTAATTTATTAATCCGTTATAACCTATAAGTTATAACACAAACAATTACATGATGGCAATTAAGAAAAGAAGTAGTACTAAGTCCAGCGGTGTAAAAGCAGCTAATCGTAAACTTGGACGTAATAACAATGGAAAAACAAAAAATTACGCTACCGGTAAAAATCCATATACTGGTAAAGAATTTGGAGTGTTTCGTTTTGTAACTGATCGTCAAGGGACGTTGATTGATACATATCAAACTCGTGTTGGAGCTGAAACTGCCCGCGAACCACATCAAAATGTATATGAATTAGATAAAATGATTTGTATGGGTGGTAATATGTGGAGAATGGCCTATGCTCATGAAATTGCAGCTAAAACTACAAAATAATGAAAAACGAAAAGCGTGTATTTGCAATTCCTTTTTACATTAAAGTAATTAAGAAAAATAATACTAGTTCTTTCGCTATTCAACAAAACGTAAGTAATGCTGATATAGCAAATCAACCTGCAAATGGCTTTCGTACGTCTGAAGCTGCAAAAGAACATCTTAATAAATTAATCAAGGAAGGAGATACGTTTAAATTTAAGCAAAAACTCCGTAAACCTAAACAACATGGGTGAATATGACATCATTACCAGTACTGGTATGAGTATTGGTGACCGATAGTAATAAACTTATGCCGGCTTTGACTTGATTGTTGAAGTCGGCATTATTAATCAATAAACCATGATTAAACTTATAACTAATTTAATTGAAATAATCAAAGCAACAACTTGTTTTATTTGTGGCGGTAGAGGTCAAGTCAGTAAATGCTGTAAGGCTAAAATTGTTGGAGGTAAATGTAGTTGTTGTGGAAATAGAGGAAGACATGAAGAATGCGCATTATGCCACGGGCGGGGTGCAGTTGGAAAGAAGTAATTATAATTATTTAAAACCAGTTACATCTGCCATAGATGTGGTAGCTCAATACGAACACTTTGAAGATAAAGAACTTAAAACTAGTGGTATAATGCATTTTAAGCTTACGCCTAAACAATGGCAAAGAGCTAGATTTGGTAAACCGCTTACTGTACAACGTAATAAAGCTACGTATAAGCTTAAAACTACTGCTAACGCAGTAATCAAGTTATAACTAAGCAGCCCTTTCTTATTACTGGGAAAGAAGTTAGGACTGCCTTAATCTTTCCCAGTAATAGAAATATACCTCGATGGATTTACAAAATCTTATCGCTAAAGCAAATAGCATAGCGCCGTTAATTAAAAATACAGCTGCTGTAAAAACAACTAGTAAAACTATCACTAGTATACCGACTAAGTATAAGAATAAGATACGTGACAATAAGCAATACGTGGATTGTTACTTTAGTATTAGTGCTCGTGAACTTTGGAAATATACGCAAACCATTATTGTTCGTAATGAAACTATTTACGAACTTATTAATAATGCTATATTCAAAGGGCTAGAGTTTAAAAGAAAAGCTTTATTTATATATTTTGAGGAAAAGATTGAACTACAGGTTCTTCTTAAAGGTGATAATAGAATAGCAATACGTATCTATGATGAACACGAAAATCAAGTGTTTTTTCATGAAAATCATATTGATTCTGGTGAAGCTGAAACTGATTCTAATGATGAAGATGAAGATTAGACTGGTGTTAATTTTTACACCCTCCCTTCTTTAAGAAGGAAACCTTCATAACTCGCTGATAATCAGTAGTTTTCAAGTTCAAAAAGTGAGATTTTCGATAGCCGGAAATCTCACTTTTTACAACTAAATTTCGTAAATTTACATTATTAATAATGTTAAAATTAATACTGCAATGAGTAGTAGCCTTAAAATATTAATGGATACTGGAACAACAAATCCGTTTGTTGTAGAAACCAAAGTAGGAAAGATAGAAGCAGGTAGACTTAGACTTGGGCACTTTCAAGTGTTTGAAAGAGCAACGGGAATTGAACTTGATAGTGAAACTATTATATTAAAAGAAGTTGATAAAAGACCATTCACTAAAATATTTTCTATTGATGAAATAGAAAAACTTAATAGTGCTGGACTTGAAGTCTTTTGGTATATCTTTAAAAACTTAGAGTACGAAAGGGATTGTATAGTATTAAACAATAATATTCCAATTGAACGTAATAAATATTTTAGAGGTATTAAAGACCTTAAGGATAATGATATTATAGCTCAACATATCAAAGTAAAAACAGTATATTGGATTAATCCGAATATTTTGTTTAAAGGTAATTTTTTAAATGTTAAACCGTTAATACTAGATATATGAATATCGCTAAGTATCTTGGAACTTTACTTAAAACAAGAGAAGTATTTATAAAATGGTATACTCAGCATAAAGCTGGTCAAATGCCTATTGCAAGTTTTCTTGCACTAGATTTTGATTATCAAATAGGTATATTTATAGACTTTCTCTATGCTCATAATATATGTTGTAGTATTTATGCAAATAACTACGATGTATTTGTTATACATAATGTATTGTTAGGAACATTACCACAAGATAGTAATTTAGACTATATTGATGTTGATCTTAATATACTATATATAGCCTATCAAAAACCATATCCTGTAATTAATACTACAAGTGAAATATATTTACAAGCACTTGCTTATGCTTTTAAATTTTTAAATGAACATATAATGGATAAAACGCCATTTTAAATAATAAACAAAATTATGACTTTAACCAATGACCAGGAAACTGCTCTAACTAGGATAGTTGAATGGATTAATAACGATACTGATACTTATCTTTGTAGTCTTATCGGTCCTGCTGGTACTGGTAAGACTTTTTTGTCTGAACTAATTACAAAGAACTCTAAATATAAATTTGGAGTTGCTGTATCAGCACCTACTCACAAAGCAAAGAATGTTATACGTTTAGTAACTGGACTTGAAGCTGTTACTGTACAAGCTCTTTGTGGTCTTGCTCCTAATACTTTACTTGACAATTTCGATATAAATAACCCAAAGTTTGCTCGTAGAAATGAGCCACAAATGGGATTATATAAACTGCTTCTGATTGACGAAGCTAGTATGATTAATACTGAACTGTTTGAATTTATTAAAGAACTAGCATACCGATTTAAGACTAAAATTCTGTTTATTGGTGATGGTTATCAAGTACCTCCTGTTGGTGAAGCTGCTAGTCCTGTATTTATACTATCTGATTATATATTTGAATTAAGACAACCAGTACGTCAGAAACCCGATAATCCATTGGTATTTCTAGCTAACGCTATACGTTGTGATATTACTACTCTTACTAGTGGTTTTAATACAGATGAATACGCTAAATTTACAGAAAGTGCTGAACATCTTGTACCTGGTTTTAATTTCTTACGTGTAAATAATGATCGTGACGATAGAGGTCAATTAATCCGTGAACATCTCTTTCGATACATTTGTATTAATCACTCAATGATTTATAATCAATATGGACAAGGGTATGAATTTACTAGAGATAAAAAGTATTTTACAGATAAAGTATTAGATACATTTGGCAATGAACAGTTTAAATTTGATCCTAATTACGCAAGACTTTGTACTTTTACTAATGAATCAGTAAAAGAATGGAATAACATAGTACGTAGTGCCATTATTGGTACTGATGAGATTATAACACTTAACGATTTATTGATGTGTTACACTACTGTATCTGCAGGAAAAGGAAGTGAAATTGTAACTAATTCACAAGAATACGAAGTAGTTAAATTAGAACATAACGATAAAGACGCTATTAAATCATGGCAAGTACAATTACAAAACACAGGTAATCAAGAACTAACTCCTTGGTTAAATATTGTTAAACCTGAATCGTATGATAATTTTGCTTTATTGCATGAAAGTATTCATTATACTGCTCGTACCCAAAAAGGTAGAGCTTGGGTTGAATATTTTAAATGGCGTAAAAATTATTTATTACTTGATAGTTTTAATGATTATAAAACTAGTCCTGTAGCTAAATACGCTAAAGCTAATAATATTGTTCTTAAAAATTTACCTAAAAAAGATATAGATTATGGCTACGTAATCACTACCCATAAATCACAAGGTAGTACTTACAGCAATAGTTTTGTTGATGGTAAAAATATTGCAATTCGACTTAAAGTTGGAGATGAAGAACTACGTATAAAAAAGATACAATATTTTAATCTTTTATACGTAGCACTTAGTCGTGCTAAAGAGAAAAGTATTATCTATGTCTAAGAATAAATTAGTTATTACTAATTGGCAATACGATCAAGTAATAGCTAAACCTTACATTAGATTTCCAAATGGTTTATACTATTTAGAAACTCGTGTAATACTAGAACCGGAGGATTTGGAAGATTACGTTTCTTATATAAATAACTATAATCCTCTATTTGCTAATACCGATGATGAAGAAACTAGCATGGTTACAGCCATGTTTGGGAACCCTCCCACTCTTCATCATTGGTATTTTACTGTACTATCTGACGAAAGAAAAAAAGATATGCAACGTGTGTATATCTCAACATATGAACTTAATTAATTAAAATGAGAAATGCAAATATTATCTTTGCATTACTAATTTTAGTAGCTATTTTAGCTTCTAGTGTTAGTAATGAACCTGCAGTTGATGAAATCTATAGTTACACAAGTGTAACTATATTCGTTACTGCGCTTTCTGTACAAACAGAAGCTGAAATCAAAATACTCGCCAGAATAGCTCAAGGCGAAGCTATCGGTGAAGGTATGCTAGGTATGACGTTAGTAATGGAGACGGTACTTAACCGTATGCGTTCTAACAAATGGCCTAACACTGTACATGGAGTAGTAACTCAACGTAGCCAATTTAATGGTTATAGAACTACTAATTATAATAAAGTAATAAGTAATGAGGTGCTAACTCTAGCCACTTCTCTATTACTGGGAAAGAAGTCACATACGTTCCCAACCAGTACATACTGGTTTTATAATCCAGCTATTGCAACTAATCATAAATTTATAACTTATATTCGTAGTAAATACCAAACTAATCGTAGTGGTAGACATGAATATGCATATTAAGATACAATGAAAAATAAAGCAGAATCACAACCACAACTACAAACAGATCATGATATTCTTGTAAATTGTGAACCGATTAATTTAACAGGATTTATTACTATTATTTCTGATAAAATCAATACAACGTCAGAAATTGTAGATGATATTACAAATCATCTTGGAGATGTGTCTGAAATATTTAGAGAAACTATGGCGTTAGCAGATAAACCCCTAAAACCGCTACCTGGTAATAGTGCTATTCATAAATTATCAGATATTGCTGACGCATTAAATACACTAAACTCTAAACTTGAGTTTATTGTTAATGGACTTGATCAAATTATTTAATCATATTTACACAATTAAACAAACAATGGTAATTGAAAAGAAAAAGTGTATTCGTATTACTACTGGCCCTATGGCCGGTGTAGTTGTACGTCGATACAAAACAGAATGTGATTTACTTGTAAAAATGGAAGCAGCTGTTTATGTAAGTAAAGGTACAATGAAATCCTTTCTTAATCAATATAAGAAAACTTCAGCAGCTATGAGATTAGCTGCTGACCTCGGAATTACTGATTGGAATGATCTTCCTAGTCATGTAGTTATTGCTACTTATGGTAATGGAGTTACAAGTATGTATGTCGTACCAAAAGGTATGGATGCATTACTTAGTTTACAAAAAAGATATACTACAAACACAGAACATCAAGCGTTAATTGCTGCAGCAGAAACCGTACTTAAAACTAACGAAGATCCTAATAAAAGTACACAACTTAAAGCTGAACTTAAAGCTTTAACTGCTAGTCGCATTAATAGTGGGACACACTATTTTATTGAAAAACAACGTAAAAATAAAAGCAATGCAAAACTTAAAGTTAATGACGATAGCAATTCTATTGTTCTTGAGTCAGACCTTATTCTCGCAGTTAATGGCGAAAGAGCCGACAATAATTCTGGGGAATAGTACAACAAGTAATACATATCTTATAATTGATCTATCACGTAATTGTGATGTCTCTATTATAAGTAACAACAAGCAAATTTGTTTTTATACTGCTATTGAATCAGTAAATTACATTCAAGTAAGTTCTCTTGATTTTCCATCTACCGAAATGGCTATGATTATAGCTAGTATTAAACTAGAAGATGGTATTATAGGTAAGATAAGAGTAGATCACGCTAACAATACTATATTCTTTTATGGTTTTGTTAGTAAAGCTGATATTGCTGCCGAGTTCATGCGGCGAATTACTGTAAATTTTTAGTTTTAATGGCTTTTATGGGGTTGCTGGTATATACTACTAGTAACCCCTTTTTATTTCAATACAACAACTCAAAACAAGCTATGAACGATTTAGACCCGCTTTTCTCGGACGTTCAAGCCGGGCAGCAGATAATTTTAGTAACTAATAATTCTAGCTATAAGCACTTTAATAGTGTAAATAATATAGAAGTAGTAACTGAAGATACTGGACGTAAAGAAATACTTGATTGGTATCAAAATAATACTATTGCAGGATTAGATACTGAATGCAATGGACTTGATCCGTTAATGAACGATGTATTATTACTTGGTATTGGTAATAAAAATATTGTTTATATATTAGATGTTGTATCTATTTACAATATTGAATCTTTTATTTTACCAACTATCAAATATGTAGCTCATAATGCTAAATACGATTATACTATTCTTAATTATAATTGTAATGTTATAATTGATAACTGGTATTGTACTATGATCGCTGATCAAAAAATATGGCAAGGTTGTGGTAAATCAGTTAGTAATCAAATGGGATTTAGTTTTAGTCTTGCTGCATTACTTAAACGTAGATTTAAGAAATATTCAATTGAACTAGATAAAGATGTAAGAGATCAATTTATCGGTATACCTAAAAATAGATATACAATTGAACTTCAACATCTTAATTATTTAGCTGAAGATATTGAATGGCTAATAGCTATTTATGATCAACAGAAATATGACATTGCAAAGTATAATTTAGAGTTTTATATTGATGAAATTGGTAGACAACAACCTTGGGCTGTTGGTGATATGGAACTTAGTGGTTTTTATCTTGATTGTGAGCAGTGGCTTACAATGATAGAAGAAAATAAAACTAAGCAATTTCAATTAGAAATTGACTTAGATACAGAGTTTCGTAGACTTAGAGATACTATTTTATCTAAAGATGAAGCTATATATATAAAAGGAAAAAAATACGATAATAATCGTAGTAATTATACTTTTACGCAGAATAGTCTGTTTGATGACATCTCTCCCAGTAATAAGAATGTTAAATCTACCAATGTTATTAATTGGGGTAGTAGTGATGAAGTAAAGTATTTATTTGGTAGACTTAAATTTGAACTACCGACTGATGATCGTAGAGTACCATATCACGTACCTACATTTTACAAAAAATCACTCAAAGGTGGAGCAAAATGGTGTATTGACGATAAAGCTCGTAAATATACTACTAAAGAGGGTGCTCTTGAAGCAATGGCAATAGAATTACCACACTCTAAAGGTAACAGTTTATTGCGTATTCTTATTAAACATCGTAAAGTAACTAAACAACTTCAAACTTACGGTGCTGGTTTTATGGCTAAAATAAGTGAAGTTACAGGTTTAATACATACACAATATCGAACAGATACTGCTAAAACAGGACGTTATCAATCTGGTGGTGGTACAATGCTTCCAGATAAAATTAATATACAAAATATACCACGAGAAAAACGTATTAGAAATTGTTTTCGCGGTAGTGCTGATGAATTTGTACTTACAGCGGATCTATCAGGGGCAGAAGTTACAATAGTATGTGACTTTGCTCACGATAAACAACTGTATGAATGGGCTGTTATTAATGATGATGCGCATAGTCCAATAGCGCAAGCTACATGGAGAGATATATTTTGGTATCGCGCTGGTTATAAATGCGGTATTTGGACTAATCCTACTATGTTTTTTAAATTACAACATAGTACTTACGCTAAAGCTCTTCTTGATACTTTTAGTTTAAAAAATACTGATATTAAAGCAGATTGGCGTAATGCTCAAACGTTTGAAATTAATAAAAGCGTAAATAAAGATTTACGTACTGCTTTTAAACCAATGACATTTGGTACTATTTATCAAATGAAAGCGGATAAAGCTGGTCAAACGCTTAATATATCAAAAGATGAGGGTGCTGTTGGCATCCAATCAATTAAAAATGCAATTCCCGCTACATTTGCTTTTGTAGATTCTAACATAGGAAAAGCAATTAATCAAGGTTATTTAGTTCTAAATACTAGAACTAATAGTCGTATTTGGTTTCCAGAGCTTATTCGTTGTTATAAAAATAACGAAGAGCCTAGTTGGAGATTACTTTCTGAAGTTAGTGGTGCAGCTGCTAATGCTCCGTTTCAAGGAACTCAAGCTGATATGATGAAAGAAAGCATAGTAGAGCTTAGTTATGCACTTAAACGTTTACAAATTAAAGCTACTGTACCTGGAATGGTACATGATGAATTAGTTTCTCGTTTTGAGAAACCGTTAATTAAACCTACTTTATATTGGTGTAATGATACTGTAAAAAAACAATTACAACCAAATAAAAGTGTACTGCAAACAGTAGATATATCTAAACACAAAGATTTAGATAAATATCTGGAAACAGGTGATGTTATTAAATGTAATTATCCTGAATTTGTTAAAAATACTATGACTAATGCTGCTAATCGTTATCTTAAACATTATAAGATGGGATGTGATTATGAAGTATTAGATACATGGACAAAATAAAAACTGATGTTAAGTTTAACGCAACAAAAACTGTTACAAAAAGAGTTAAATCGTATTTTTGATAATAGTAATATTACTACATCCATTACGTATAGTATATGGAATAATAAACGTTACGGTGATTATTATACTTTTCACATATGTTTACAATATTATAAACATAATGCTTGTATTTTTATCGAAGATTATAATAACCTTACTAAAGAAGAAGTACAAATTACTGTTAGTAATCTTATAACTGATTTAAAAGTTTGTAATAATCCACGTGATGTTATTGCTATGTTTTTACCAGTTAAAGATTTTGCCCATTACGCTAAAGTTTATGACTTATGAAGATAGATGAAAGTAAGTTATTTCGGCAAGAGGAAACAATTACTAAATGGATATGGCATAAAGGTAAAGGCGGTATTCAATGTCCTACAGGATTTGGGAAAACTTTTACAGCGCTATTTGTAGCTGCTCGTAAAATGTTGCTTAAAAAACCAAATACTCGAGTTATTGTAGTTGTACCATTTGATAATTTACGTACACAATGGCGTAATGAAATTGATAAACTTATCCCCGAATTTCGAGGGAGAATTTATGTAGATACTGTACAAGCATTTCAAGCTAAAGGATTACAATATAGTTGTGATCTTCTTATTCTTGATGAAGTAGATGAATATTTTGCTGCTGGAAGAAGTAATATTTGGAATGGCACTTGGATTAAGTTTAATTGGTTGTTATGGCTTAGTGCCACACCAGCTGATAAACAAAAACGAGATACTGAATTTGTAAAACTTTATCCAACTGTTGATGTAATAACAACAGAAGAGGCTATTGAAAAAGGTTGGATTAGTAACTACGAGATATATAATCTTGGAGTTGATTTAACTGAAGAAGAAGAACAGGCGTATAGTCATGCTAGCGATGTAATTGATAAAGCTCTAAGCAAATTTAATAATAACTTTGAATTTGCTGCTAGATGTTTATCTGGACATAAAGACGATAAAGGTAATGATCATAGTGCTTATGAATGTTCTATTATGTGGGCTAGTCATTTAGGATGGCGACCGGATTTAGCTCAAATTGCAGATGGTACTATACCAGCAAATAAAGCTACTCAAGAGTATGCATTAAAAGTATTAAGTCAATGGACACCTAATCTTGTAATGGGTTATGCCAAAGAATTATTTCGTTATATTAAAATTAGAAATAAGATTTTATGGCAAGCTAGTAATAAAATAAATTTATTTATTGATATTGCCAAAGCTATACCTAAAGCAAGAATTATTGGATTTGGTCAATCGACTGATTTTGCAGATAACGTAACAGCTAAATTAAATAACGAAGGTATTGTTTCTGTAGCTTATCATAGTAATTTAGAAAGTCGACCTCTTCGTCAAGATGAAGCCGGTAGTCCTACGTTATTTGGTAGTGGGCCTTATATTACATATACTACTAAAAGTAGTCAAAAATACGGTGAAGTTAAATTATTTGGTACTAAAGTACTAAAAACCTTAATACTTAAAGCTGTATTAACTGGTGTTGCTAGAGTAATCATGAGCGCATCAGCACTCGACAAAGGTAGTAATATGCCTGGACTTAATTTAGCTATAATTACATCTCTTACGTCTAATCCTAGTCAGTTTATTCAACGACTTGGTAGAGCTATTCGTATTAATCCTTTAGAAGAAAATAAAAAAGCTTTAATAATATGTATGTACGTTAGAAATAGCAAAGAAGAACGTACATTACAAAATGTACAATCTAGCGGAGAAACTATTTATTGGATTAATACTGTACAAGAAATTGGATCTGGGCGTAGTTCTGATTTAGATTTCACAAAATTGTCACTATGATAGATTTTAAAGAATACACTACTTATCTTATTAATAATAGGATAAATGAACGACAATTTAGTTTGCTTTATTTTCTTTACATTACTAAAGAAGATAGAGCAAACTTTGCTTTAATGAAGCAATTTATTGAAGTACATGGTATAACCATAGGAGATAAAAAATCACTAACTACTGAAGTAGATAAAGTGATGCTTATAGAACACGGTTGGCTTCGATTAGGGGGTCAACTAGGATACGAAGTGACTGATAAATTTACAAGTAGTTTTATAACTACGTATATTGCAGGACAAGAGTTTATTGCTGCTTATCCTGGATTTACTATAATTAACGGAGGTAACGCCCCGTTAAAAAATAGTGATAGAGAAGTTGTACGTAATCTTTACGCACAACGAATTAATTACAGTAAAGCTGAACATGATCGTATATTACTAGACCTTGATTTTGGTAAAAGACATGATCTTATTAAAGTTAACATTGAAAACTTTGTACGATCTGAAGGTTGGTGGGATATTAGACAACGTAGGTTAGAAAACAATCAAACAGGTACATATATTGTTCATGATCAAGATTTTTAATCTATGCTAACTCCCACTACATATACAAGTGCTGTTAAAACAGCAAATCGAGAAATAACTAGGGAGTTAAGTGGTGATCAAAATGGTTTAATTACTAGATTTACACCGCTTAACAAAGCAATGATGAAATATATGCGGTTCGCTAGCATATATACTATTGCGGGAGCAAGTGGCAGTGCAAAAAGTTTCTTATTGAATAATCTTCGTGATGATTTTAGAAGTACAGAAGAAATAATTCTTCCTTTTGAGACTAATGATGAAGAACTTATTAAACATATTGAAACTAAAGCTTCTATTTCTTTTACTGGGAAAGAACTCATATTTCCGGCTATAAATAAAGATGCTACGTTTAAAGTATGTATGCTTCATTTTGGTTTTGAAATGAATCCTGGTAAAGAAATAGCGCGTAGTGTTTGTGATTATGCTGGTATGAATTACAGCTACTTGCACAGTTCTTTTGCTAAAAAGATAAGTAACGGTGTGTATGAATATAATGTATTAACCAGCGAAGAACATAGGTTTACCACTACTATTTTAAATTATTTACAGCGTACTAAAAATGTATTGTTTTTCAATCACGCTGGTACAGTTATGGATATATTTAAAACTGTAGAAGTTGCGTATAATAAATATGTACGTAATAATCCTGAACCAACAGAGTTGATTGTAACATTAGACCATACATTACTTGTAGCTAAAGATAAAGAAAAATCAGATACTGAACTTATTAATAATTTAAGTAAGATGTTTATTTCTCTTCGCGAAGTGTTTGGAGCAATGGTAATTCCACTAAATCAATTCAATAATGAAATTGAAGATGATAGACGTAGAAGTAAACCTGGACTTCATTATCCATTAAAAAGTGATATTTATTGTGGTGGACAACTGTTTCAAGCTAGTGATTTTGTTTTTACTATGCTTATGCCATCTAAACTTGGTATACCGCAATATGGACCGCGTGAAGTTACAACACAAAATATTATACATCTTGGCCTTATAAAATCAAGATATGATAATGATGGTCAATTGTGGTTATATAATGATTTAGCTAATGGTCATTTATTACCAGCTTATCCAGAATATAACAAAGGTAAATTTCATAATTGGAGTATTGGACATACTCTAAACAACAAAAAATACAAGCTATGAGTGAAGAAGTAGAAAAAAGCGTAACAGCTGTAGCTAAAGTTCCTGTTACATATGGCGTAGCTAAATACAACGAATTTAAAGATTTTGATAATATTGCGCTGTTTAGTGAATATGCACAAGAATTACTTAAAGCTGGCTTTGGTAATCATACTACTAAACAAGGTATTATGGCTAGTATGTTATGGGCAAAAGATCATAATTTTCCAATTATGGATTGTATTGCTCACCTTACTAATATACAAGGTAAAGTAGGAGCTGATGCTCATCTTATCAAAGCGATGATTCAAAGGGCTAGTATTATAGATGAACTAGTTTATGATTATAGACCTGTTTATCAATATCAGTTTAAAGATACAGTATATAGTCAAGAAGATATAGATGCTTATCCTGATAGATTTTATATTTGCTTTACTATGAAACAAGTTGCCGATGCAGCTAACGATGAATCTAAAACTGGAATACCTGTACTACGTAGTCAAGTAATTGATTATGAAACTAAAATTAAATTTATACGTTGGATGCAATTACCTAACGGTGAGTGGTATGAACGTATAGAGTATGGTATTTATAAGTGGAGTGATGCTGCAATGGCTGATCTTACTGGTAAAGATAACTGGAAGAAACGTCCAAAAGTTATGATTTATTGGAGAGCTTATACACAAGGCGCACGTAGAATAGCTGATGATTTATTACTCGGAGTTTATGAAAAAACTGAACTAATGGATGCAGCTAACATTGAATATAAAACAGAAGATGTAGACTATTTGAATGTAGATTAATTTAAGTAGTCAAATCTTAAAGAATATTTCTTATTATTAAATCAATGACGTATCTTTACATCATTGAAAACAACCAATTTTTTTAACTAGTTAATTATTAAACTATGTCTTTCAACCTTGATTTTCTTAACAAAATTAATGCCGCTTCTGATGCTGTTACAAATACCCGTGGTGGTAGTGACGCAACGATCCTCCCGCAATTTTATACGACCAGTACTAAAGGTAACTGTTCTGCTAATGCTTGGATGATGAAAGCACTTGGAGCTGGTAGTGGTTCACGCCTGATCGTGGTAGAAGTACCACAAGTAACCGGTGTTCCTGTAACTGTAGAAATTACTGGAATGTCTTACGCTGTAGGTGTCGGTGAACTGTCTAATAGTGAAATTCTTGCTATGGAATTTGAAATGGCTAATCCTCAATCTTTTGCTACCGGTAGTGCAGAACTTGCTGCTTACGAAGAAGAAAAAGCACTGTGGATTGGTATGGAACTTGAAGCTCGCGGTCTTGCTGATAATGGCAATAACGGCGCTCTTGTTCGTAAAACTGGTAGTGGTTACCAGTTCAGTTCACGTAATCCTTGGCAATTACTTAATGGTACTACTGATGGAAGTCAGTTTTATGATACCATTAAAGCTTACGGTCTTGCTGAACTTAATTCTGGTGAAATTGTTTTGTTAACCGACGAAAACAAAGCAAATCCAGAAATTAAAAGTGTAGCTATGCTTAGCCGTAGTGGTGAGCCTGGTGTTTGGGTTGGTGTTGAAGAAACTGCAGAAGCTCTTGAAAATCCTTTCTTTGTGTTAAAGTATAGCCACTTTAAGGAAAAAAGCGTAAAAGGTGGTGATAGCGATGACGTAGAAGTTTCAGGTGATGAATCTCCTGCACCTGTAGTCACGCTTGAGCCTGTAGTCGCACCTACACCTGAGCCTGTAGTTGCACCTGTTGTAGATACCGATTTCGACTTTGACACTGAATTGTAGGCGTCGACAATTCTAATCATTGATTGAGTCATTGGGGAGGTCTTATCGCAAGATCTCCCCTTTTTTATTAATTTAGTACAAATATTTTAAATACTAAACTTATGCTGGATTTTAAAAATATGGGTATTAATGAGGAAACTAAAACTGTCTCTAATGTGGCGTTTCCCGTTGAAACATATTACCGAGAATATAAAGCAGGAACTCGCCCACATCCTTTTGTAGAATGTGAATTAGTGAATGTACTTGCACGTACTGCAGTTAAACGAGGAGCTATTGCTTCTGATGGTGTAGAAGTAGCTGAAGGAGCTGAATTAGAGTTTCACCAAGTAGATGATAAATTCCGTCAAACTACTCTTGAATTTGTATTTCAAGATAATGGTGGTCATTTTATTCATATTGAGCAAGTATATAGTTTGTTAACTGGTGATCCTAAATTTACCAACAAAAACCGTATGCTTAACGAACGTATTGCTCATATCTTTGAAGCGTTTGTTCCCGGTAAAGCTGCTGAATATTTAGGAGCTGCTACACTTCAAACTGAAGATAATAAATTTACGGAAGTAAATGAACTTAGTCTTTATTATAAAGGCTACTTTGAAGCTATTGCTAATGCGTTCAACACATTACGTAAAGGTACTCCTGTTTATAAAGTAGGAGAAAAAGCTATCCCTGTTCGTATTAAATTAGTACGTGCTGGGCAAGGTAAGCGTCCTAACGTATTACAGATGCCCCTTGGTAATTGTATTGAAGCTATCAAAGAGGGTGGAGTTAGTATTCTTTCAGTGTCTCCAAAAGATATTTACGAATTAGTTCCTGAAACTACGGCATCTGGTAATTTGCCTGGTACACCTGCGGGTATTCCCAGTGCACCGCCAGCTGGTGATTTGTGGCCTGATGTCTAAAGAATAGATTACATTTTGTTATTAACGTTTTTTGAGGCCAGCACTACCAGTTAGTGCTGGCTTTTTTTTTCACTTTAAAACATGAGTTTATGATAGGAATACTACCAAAGTTAACAAGAGAGTATATATTAGATCGTATAACTCAAGAAGCTATATTGGCTAGATTTTTAGGTATTTCTATTCATATTATTTATGAATGTATAACTAAAAATAAATTAATAAGATCACCCCTTAGAGCTGATAAAAATCCTACTTGTGGATTTTTAGTTAAAGCTGATAATAGAATTACTTTTAATGATTTTGCTGGTTATTTTACAGGAGATTGTTTTGATGTAGTTGGCTATCAAAACTGTATTAACGCTGACGATAAAGTAGGATTTAATAAAATTCTACACATTGTAGCTAAAGAGTTTAAAATTCATGAATATACTACAGTTGGTTCTAGTGGTTTAATTTCTGTTAAAAACTTTAATAAACCTAGAGAATTTACTCTTATTAATATACTTACTAGAGATTGGAATTATGCCGATCGTTGTTACTGGGATAGATTTAATATAAATCTTGATATACTTAATTATTATCAAGTATTTCCTGTTCAAGTTGCATATCTAAATAATAACACTATTTATCATTACTTTGAGAATGATCCTTGTTATGCTTATTATTTAGGTACGACTACTGAAGGTGAACATTGGAAATTATACTTTCCACGTAGAAAACAATATAAGTTTATTACTAATAGTAATAAAGTACAAGGCACTAAACAAGTAGTAAAAGCTGATACTGGAATTATTACGAAATCTCTTAAAGATGTAATGTCTTTGTATAGTTTTGGTATTACAGCTGTAGCAGTACCTGCAGAAAGTGTAATTCTTACTCCAATTCAAATTGCATATTTACGTAGTATTTGGAGTAATATATATAGCTTGATGGATTTTGATTATGCTGGTATTAAACTAGCTGTACAATTACGTAAACAAAACATACCTGCTCTTTTCTTTACAAATGGTAAGTTTGAAACTTATGATTATAAAGCTAAAGACTTTAGTGAACACGTAGATAAACATGGAATTAAACGAACACAAAACCTGATAGATTATATTAAATCTGAAGGTTTTTATCAATTCAATAATAGAGATTTTTCAGATTTTCAACAATATAACTATGAATAAAATAGACATCATTCAAAATATCCTTCGTGGATTTCTTATTAATGACACAGTAGATTTACTATTTGCTGTTCCTCTTACTAAAGACGAAGCTGAACGCGCTTATCATCAAATTAAAGAAAAAGAGTTTTGTACTATACGTAGAGTAAAACTTAAAAAAGAACATCTTGTTTTAATGACAGATAGATATACAGCTGAGTTTAGTAGAGTAGTAATGCCAGATCGTAATTCTGTAAAAGAAGAAGGTGTTACTATTGTAAGAAAGTTTTTATATACAAAAGCGCCTTTAACTAAAAATCATTTAGCTGCATTAAAAAGTAATGTTGAAGGGCATTATGGTAACGCGTATATACCTACTACTATGGTAGGTAATACTGAAGAACAATATATTGCTATAAAAGCAATATTACGTAATCCAGATTATATCTTAATAATTAAACTTTAACTATGTATCAAGTAATAATACCTAATTATATCAGAACAGTAGAGTTATCAAAGAAACAGATACCAAAATATTATCGGTATGATGGTATTACGATCAAAGGTGCAGGTAAAAAGTTACTTGTTAAGTATACTAATCCAGGCTCTAGAATGAAAATTGGACATACTGGAATTGTAGAACCTGATCAAATAGCGGATAATTATTACCTTGGTATATATAAAGGTAATAAACAAGTTGATACCGTACGAGCCTTTCCTATTACTGGGAGAGGAAAAAGAGTTCATGAGTATATGCAAACACATAAAGTGTTTCTAGTAAATAAAGAAACTAATGAACGAGTACTTGCTAATAATACTCAAGCTGGAACTCCAAAAGTTTACACAATTAATGGACAAGATTTTTATAGTGGTAATCTTAATCCGTTTGCTAGACGTAAAGTTATGCAAGCAATAAAAGAAAGTTATATTCCACATATAAAAACTCTCCCAGTAATAGAGAAACCTTTTCCTTATCGAGTTCAATTAACTATCTTTGATACTCCGAAATTAACTACTGATAGAGTATTAGATGAACTCTCTATATCCCAATTTTGGGATGTAGGTAATAGAGCATTTCCGTACGCTAAAGCTTTTCTTGATTTATTAGCTACCGGTAAAACTGGTAAAAAAGCTAATAATGAATACGTACAGTATTTTGAGCCAAAACTACCGGATGATAATATTATGTTTATCACCCAAGATCCTTGTGGTGCTAGATTTATACCTGTAGATGATGAATCACAACGTAAACTTGTTTTTAGTATTATACCAGATACTAACGCTTTAGTTTTAGGTAATCAATTTTATAAAGAATTTCATAACTATTAAAAATAAACTACAAATGAAAAATATTAAAACTGTAATTGCAGTAGCAATTACGTTAGCGTTAGTAATTATGTTCTGTTCCAGACCTAAAGTAGAACAAATGATTAGTATGGAAAAGTACAATCAATTGCAATTGAAGTACGATAACCTTACACTTGAATACTTAGCATTAAAAGATGAGAAAGTAATTCCTGTACAAGTAGGTTATGTAACTAATGAACAGCATGAACAAATACTTAAAGAACTACTTGATTGTCGTATGGGTAAACTAGAAGCTAATACTACTACTTATACGCGTAAACCTCGTCCTGTACTTATTAAAACAGATACGTCATATAACACTACAGCAGCTCAACTTGAGGAATTTTACACTAATGTTCTTGATGATGTAGAATCTCGTTTAATTGTAGCACAAGATGAAAATAAAACTTGTCAAACTAAACTTGTACAAGCTGAAATTGATAAACTACGAGATACAGGTAATCAAATTTATAAAGGCACAATTACTACACCTGAATCTCAAATTATTGACTATGTAGCAGAAGTGCAAGGTAAACTTGTAGCACTTGACGCTAAAGTTACTAACGTAGATATTATTCGTCCTATTATTATGGCTAATAAAGTTCGTAATAACTATCTTGGTGTGGAAATTTTTCATGTATGGGATACAGATAATAGTACTAAACCAGGTGCAAGCCTTGAATATCTTAATGTAAAGAAACCGCTTGCTTGGGGTTTAAGGGGTGGTGCTCGTTTTGGCCCCGGTCGAAACGATATTGCACCCCAACTGGGTATTAAGCTCGGTATTACTTTCTAAGTAACAGTAAGAGCTAATACTAATTGTGTAATTCGCCGCAGTCTTCTAGTAGGACTGCGGCATTTTAATTTACAAACTGAAACTAAAATTATGAAAGAAGTTTTATATGCTAGAACTAGCGATGGAAGTATTAAAGTTTGGAGTATAACTATTGATGATGCTGAAAGTTCAGTACCTAAAATTGTCACTCGTTCAGGGCTGTTTGGCGGCATTCAAACTCCGCAGATCACAGCAATACACGAAGGCAAAAATATAGGCCGTTTAAACGAAACTACGCAGCTCCAGCAAGCTATTTTAGAGGCAAATTCAAAGATCGCTCGGCAAAAGAAAAAAGGTTATAAAAGTATTGGTGATATAGATGCTACATTAGCTGTATCATTAAATATTAATAAATCTGGTGTTCATATGACTTTTATACAAAACCAGAGTTTACTTACATTTTTAGAAAAACACTTACCTAAAGATAATACTGACGACAAAGGTAATATTAAACCTATGAAATGTCAACAATATTATGTTACACGTAAAGTTAAAGGAATTGAACGTATTGAACCACGTATTAAATTTCCATGTATAGGTCAACCTAAAATTAACGGTATTCGTGCTTTTATGCGCTGGGTTGATGGACGTGGTGCTGTACTATTTAGTAAAATGGGATTAGAATATAATCTTCCATTAATTACTGATCAATTTACTGAAAATCATTTTTATGCTACTGAAACTAGTGGATTACCAGAAGGAACTGAATTAATATTTGATGGTGAAATTTATATTCATGGTGAATATCTTAGTGAAATACGTAGTGCAGCTGTTAAACCTAATCTTAAAACTCAGTTATTACAATTTTACATTTTTGATTTAGCTGTTGCCGATATTAAACAACAAGCTAGATTAAGATTTATACAAAATAATATAGGTAATTGGGGATTTAGTAATGTACATGGTTTAGTTAGTGTTAATATTACTAGCGACGATACAGCTCAATACTATACAGATATTTGTATTAAAAATGGATACGAAGGTGCTATTTTTCGAGATCATAAATCTGAATATGGATTTGGCAAACGTCCTATGACTATTGTTAAACTAAAACGTAGAGAAAGTGCAGAATTTATTATCTTAGATGTAATTGATAGTAGAGATGCGCCAGAACTTGGTATGTTTGTATGCCGTAACGATTTAAATCATGAAACGTTTACGGTAGTACCTGAAGGTACTGTTGAACAAAAACGTCAATATTTTATTGATCGTGATATTCTTATTGGTAAATTACTTACAGTAGAATTTTATGAAAGGACTGTTCCACCAAAAGAACTGCCTTTTCATGCTGTAGGAATAGCTGTAAGAGATTATGAATAAAAAACAATAGTTATGCTTTATTATAAAAACTTAGTACTTAATGTAATTATTAAAAGTGAAAATGTTGAAATAATAGGTACTACAACTATTACAGTTGATTCTGAAACTTTTAAAGAGTTTGCTTCTGATTTTGATTGGAACATTCCTTATTTTGATTTAATAGATAATCAAGATTATGAACAACTAGCTGAATATTATCTTAATATTCTTAAAGAAAAAGATGTAGTTATTAGTAATGATACTACTATTATATTCTTGGCTTGGGCTTTAGATCAGCGTGATAATATTCAAGTTGATTATGTTGTTGATCATATTTTTTGGGTACATCATGATCTACTTCATGCAGAATATGATGTAACTAGTTCTGATCTTTACGTAACTGCTGGAATTGAAGAATTACGTATAATTGAAACTCTTGAATACTTTATTAAAAATAATGAAGTACATCTACTTGATTATGAATTTTTAAGTACATTATTTGCAACTTTTAATAATAGATTTGGCCGAGCTTTAAATCTTGATGAAAATATTAAAGATAAACTTGAATCTTATTATGAAGATTTTTAGTACCTTTGTGAAATTCAAGCACTTTCCGTTATAGCCGGTATTAATAATAAATTAAATAAGTAAATTATGCAAAAAAGAGTATCGTTAATAGTGTGTAAAGATATGAAGCAATACGACGAATGGATTAAACAAGAAAAAGAATCTAATGTTGTTAATATGCCTATTATTTCACGTACAGATAAAATATCTCCTTGTATTATTAACAGAGTAATTTTTTTACCAGGAGCTGATCGCGAATTAGCAAATTTACTTGGTACTCTTATTATTCCTGAAGATATAATGAGATTACATGAAGCTAGATTAGATTTTATAAATGCTAATGTAATGGTAACTATAAAAGTTAATTTAAAAAAATACGAACAACTATTAAAAGACTTATCCATTAAAGACTAAAGTATAAACCCATGCCAAAAGATTTACCTAAATACATTAAGACTAAAACTAGTACACTTCATGATGAAGTGTACATGAAACAATATTTAAATGGATACTTAGTTTGCAGTACAACTTCTTTATTATTTTACTTCATGAGTGGTATTCCTGCTCAATATGAAATTGTAAATGAAGCTGAAGCAACACAAGTATTTAATTCTGTAACTACTAAACTAAATGAAATTTTAAACATTTAACTATGTAACTAAAAACTACAATCATGATAATTATCCACGAAACGCGAAAAGGGATAAACAAACACCTAATAGTATTAACAGTAATTGCATTGTTAATGTTAGCAATTCCGTACCAAATAAAAAGTACGAGAATTAAAATAGATTACCCTTTAATTGAAAAAGCTCAAGAGATGAGTATTATTACTTTACCAGAACTAATTGAAGAGAAAAAAGAAATTCAACCTACTATTAATTTATATGAGAGTTGTATTTGGTTTCTTAAAGCTAGTGAAGGTTTAAGACTTAAAGAATATCGTTGTGTTGCTAATCGTCGTACGATTGGTTGGGGACACTGGATTAAAGAAGGAGAAAGTTTTGGTACACTTACTGTAGCTCAAGCCGATGAGTTATTTAAGCAAGACTTTAATAAAGACTGGAATTACGTAGGGAAACGTTATCCTAACATTACTATTGAAGCTAGATGGGCTATTACTTTATTTGTTTACAATGTAGGTAGTGGTAATTTAGAAAGTAGTAAATTAGACACTTCTCTTAAAAGAAGTGATTACAATAAAGCTGCAATACAAATTTTGAGTTTTAATAAAGCTCGTAAACATAGTGATACTTGCAGCAGGAATTGTAAAAAGTGCAGACCTAAACCTTATACCGGTTTGACTAAAAAACGTAAGTTTGAAGCAGCATTACTTAGAGGTGACTTTAAATATATAGCTGCACGCACTGAAGCTACTAAAGCTGCGGTAATTGTAAAAATTAACAAAGCGCTTAATTTAATTCAGTAATATGACAATGAAAGAAACATTAACACAAGGAAGTATCCAATTAGACGATGAATACTATTTACGTAGTGACACTGATAATTGGGTACTAATTTGGGTTAAAGAAACTCCCGGAGAAGATAAAAAAGTAATTACCAGTAGAAATGTTTGGTATTTTAATAATATTGAACAAGCTACTCGTAAATATTTATCTGAAGCTGCTAAACCAGCTACTACTGTAATTGAACTTGAAGCTTTAATTCGTAAAGCTTATAAAAATATACTAAATTTAATTTCACAACTAAAATCACAGTAATGAATATTCAATTTGCCGATCGAGATGGATTACCTGCTGTTACGTATTATACTGAAGCTTACAGCAACGTCAGCCCAGCTCATTATAATGGATATGTATTACCACATTTATTAGCTAACGTTAAGAAAGCATTACCTAATACTAGTACAGTACGAAGTAATTACGAATCTATGGAACTATATAATCAAAACGTTAGTGAACAAGTCGCTGTACGTTTAATTCATACTTCGTATATGGATGTATATACTGCCTATAATAATGACGGACTTATAGCTTTTACTTTTATTCCCTCTTTTACCTGGAAAAAACTTCGACTTATTGAAGCTATAAGGAATGAAGATAAAGAAAGTTGGTACGTTAAACGTAACAAAGATTTTGGAGCACGTATTGATCAATTAACAGACGTTCTTTATGCAAAAATGTATAAAAAGTTTGTTAAAGACGCTGTACAAGCTGCTATCTATGTAATTGATTGGTTTGGCAAAGAAAATTGTACTATTCGTACTGGAGATTATTCAAGTAAACCTGCAACTATCGATGCCAAAAAATTACGAAAAGAATACGCAAGAAATTAAAGTTGAATCAAGTGCTGCCAATTTTTCTTATCATAAGGAAATGGCAGCACTTAAAAAAACACATTGTCTTGTGTGTTATAGTACTAAAATAACTTGTATTTGCGCTAGAGGCGTAAAACTTACTAAACCTAAAAAATAATATAATGGATAAATCACTGTTTACAATTCAAAGTGAATACGTACAAGAACTAGCGTTACTTGAACAATGGTTTTACGATAATCCTGATACTGATGAAGTACCTGAAGAATTTCTTGAACGTTTATCTGTAAATAGAGATGAAGTTAACGATAAACTTCGTAATTACTATTTAGTGATAGAGCAACTTAAAGCGCAAGAATCAGTACTTAAACTCGAAATGAAAAGATTACAACAATTAGCAAAGCGTAAAGCTGCTAATATTGCTTATCTTAAACAACGTATTACTGATGCTGTATTAATGTATGGAAATGAAACTAAAGGTACTAACGATAGTATTAAACCTAATTTAAAGTTAGAAACACCTTTACTTAACGTTACATATATTCGACAATTTCCTACAGTTATTACAGATGAAAAGCAAGTACCAGATGATTATAAAACTTACCGTATCGAAGTAGATTTTACTAATTTACCTGAACATACCGCTGAATATATTTGTGATGTACTTAATCGTACAAAAGCATTTGGAGATATATTTGAACCTACTGCGGTAATTGATGATAAACGCGTTAATACCGCACTTAAAGCTAACGTTATAGTACCGGGTGCAGAACTAGATACTGAAAAAGGTTATATTCGACTTTCTTAATTTATTTCTTAATTTAATGATAATTTAACTATTATGATGTCTTCAACTATTTTTTATATTGTAGCTAGTATGCTACTTATTCTATTAGGAGCTATTATTCACGCTATGTTTCCAGTATTTAGTAATACTGTAAAAGAAAATGATAGTGATGTAGCTGATACAAATAGTGTTTCTGTAGATGCTTTAATTGAAAATCGTGATAAGTTACTTGCAGAGTTAAGTCAACTTGAATCTGATTATTCTGAAACAAGGCGAGAACTAAATACACTAAAAATAGCTAGTGTTGCTGAAAGTGATGAAATAAGTAAATGGCAAAAAGCCAATCTTGAATTACGTGATACTCTTAAAGAAGTTAGATCACGTTTAGATACATACGATAATCTTATTGAATCGAATGTTACTGCTTATTTGTATGAATCCGAATTAGTTACAATTACTAATGTATCTACAAAAAAAGTTAAAGATGTTAAAGAAGATGGAAAATCTGTAACTCTTTATTACTTTGTAGATTAGAATTGGGTTGTGTGAATTATGTTAGACCTACTACTGGAAACGGTAGTAGGTTTTTTTATACTTAAAATTAAATAACTAATGGGTAAAAAACTTACACCTAAAGAAGAACAAGAATTAGCTAATATCTGGAATAACCGTAAAACTAAAATTACAGGTAAAGATATTAAACAAGCTAAAGAAATACTTGATGGAGATTCTACAGAAATTCCAAAAGAATTAAAAAAAATCAAAAAACAGAATAAAAAGTTAAATGATTTATTTGATTAATAAATAATAAAACTATGATAATTGGAATAAGCGGTAAAGCCGGCAGTGGTAAAGATACTATTGGTAATATTATTCAGTATATTCTTGTACAACAAGATATACTTAAAACACAACCCACTTGGGAAGTAGATTTTGGTGTAGCAGCGTATACAAAAGCTGGATATGAAGATTGGTTATTATTTGGCGTTGGAGCTAGGTATGGAAATTCTAGTTTTGTAATTAAAAAATTTGCAGATAAACTTAAAGATATAGTTTGTTTGTTAATTGATTGCACTCGCGAAGATTTAGAAGATAGTAGATTTAAAGAAACACCCATTGGAAAAGAATGGATAGTGTGGTATTATACCCATTATAAACTTATTACTAATAATAGTGATGGTAGAATTAGTCCTTATTTTAGTAGTAAAGAGGAAGCTATGACTTATAATTTTCCTAAGTTAAGCGATACCTATTTATGGGGAAAAGATGCAGAAGGTGTTGGTATACAAACAAGAATACTTACACCTAGACTTTTAATGCAACTTATAGGTACAGAAGCAGGTAGAAATATCATACATCCTAATATATGGGTAAATGCTTTAATGAATAAATACAAAGAAAAGTTTATATCTGGGGGTATCGGTATGTTTCATGATCCTCGCCCTAGTTATAAATCATTAGGTTTTCCTAATTGGATTATTACTGATGTTCGATTTCTTAATGAAGTAGAAGCTATTAAACACAATGGTTTACTTATTAGAGTAAATAGAACAGTAAAAGAAGATACTATACCTAATCATATATCTGAACTTGAATTAGATAATTATAATGATTGGAATTATGTTATTGAAAATAATAGTACTATTGATAATTTAATTACAGAACTACGAATGATTCTTGAGAGGGAGCGTATTTCTATTACTGGGAAAGTTTTGTAACTTTAATTAATTTTAATAAATTAAAATAATTATGCACATAACATTACTATTATTTAAACCTGAAACTAAAGTACGTAATACTAATATGGATCATTATTATGTTGTTATTTTAACAAAAACTGATCCAACTGAAGCTGTTACTATTGCTAAAAAAGAATATCCTGGGCTTGATTTTACTTTATATACTGACGAAGATTCAATTCAAGATATTAAATCTTTTCGTAGTTCATGGGGAATACTTAAATCTGATGAAATAAAAGCTATTCAACTAAAAAATAAACAAGATTGTTTAAATGAAAATAAAATTAAAACCGATGAAGAAGAATAAATTAGTAATAATACTGTTAATAGTAATAGCTTTGTTTGAGTTATATACTATCATGTCTTTACATAATACAATACGTATTAAAGATACTGCGTATCAAACAAGAAAAGAACGTTTTCTGTATGATGAAACTGATGTTCAAAATACGTATAAACGAGGTTATGTTACAGGTTTTGCTTTAGGTAGAAATAGTAATATTGATATTACTTACGGTTATCGAAAAGCTGAACCAACTTCTCTTATGGAAAGTAATAGAGCATTATTTAACAACTGATCTTTCCCAATAATAGAGAATGGGTAAGATACAAATACAAAACTAGCATGGGTAAATTATCTGGTAGTATTCGCAATCAAAGTAGTGGTATTGCTGTTGATGTGCAAGTCGAAGCACTCAATAAAACTGTACAACAACTTGAAAAAGAACGTGATCATTTTGTAGCACGTTTAACGGAAGCAATGGATGTAATTGATACTCTTGATACAGTAGGTAGCGTTAAGCAATTTCATACGGCATTTGGACATTCACTTGGTGAAGATTACCCTAGTGATAAAATTACAACTCTCCGTATTAATTTGATTTTTGAAGAATTAGCTGAATTAGCTGTTGCAATGGGTCGTGCATCTTATGATGCAATGGCAAGTAATTGTCAAGATTTCATTAAAGAGTATAAAAAGAATAGTCGTGTCACTATTGAATACAATGAAAAAGATACGCTAGACGCTCTTTGTGATCTTCGGTATGTATGTGATGGTACAATCATTAGTACTAATATGGAAAGTGTTTTTCCTCAAGCTTTTACTATTGTTCATAATAGTAATATGAGTAAAGCTTGTTTTACCGAAGAACAAGTTGCTAATACTCTTACTTATTATGATGACAATGATGTAGAAGTTTATCTCGAATGGGTAGACCTTGATGGTAAAAAAATTGCTATTGTTAAGCGAACTGAAGATGATAAAATACTTAAATGTATTGATTATATTCCTGCTAATTTTAGTCAAGTATTAGATCGGAAGTCGAAAGTCGATTAGTACACGTTTGATTTAAGTCAATATTTATTGAAAGTCAATGACTAGTATCACCCAGGTAATAAAGTCGCTTAAAACGGCTGTATATTGCACCTGGTTGAAAGTCATAATAAAAAAAGGCCGCTACCGGAGCAATCCAGTAAGCGGCCTTTTCTATTTTACCATAATTTCCCCTACTAGGGGTTTTATTTCTAAGGTCAAGACTACCTCACCTTCTTAGCTAATAAGAATCCTAATGCTTCATCAACATCACGATCAATATGTTTTAAGATAGGAACTAAATCTTCAAAATCCTTAGCAACCTTTAAAGTACCTTTTCTTCGTCCAGTAGCGTATACTTCAGTAGGATTAGACACTAATTGACTTATAGCGTGAGTAATCCGATCAATCATAATTAAAGATGCGCTAGGGCTACGTAAAGTATTAGTAAATTCAGAAGGATTAATATAAGTTAACATTTCCTTTTGAAGTCTAATAGCATAAAATGAAGCAAGATAATAAAACTTTTCACGTTTATCATCTTCATCTCCAGCTTCTTTTAATGCTGTAGCAGCTAGAGTAAGTATAACAATAGTAGCAGCTTCTCGTATTGTCTTCTGTACATTACCCTGCTCATTATCAGTTAATCCTTCCCATCGTTCTCTAGTTAAAGCTCGTATATTCCTACGAGATTCTTCCATAATAACTTGTGCTTTTAACGCTTTAAGATCAAGATAAATACCGTGTAAAAATCTTAAAGAAGTAGTATAATAACCTTCAGTTATAGTACCTAATGCTCGGCTATAAAATATATCATCTGGACCTAACTGATCTTTTCCAATACCAACTTTACCAATACCAGCCCATCTATATTTTAAACCTCTAGGTAACCATTTACGTAGTAACATTATCAGTTTACCATACCAATATCTCTGTATTTCACTTCTTTTTTGATCACTATATTGGCCTTGAAGATAAGCATTAAGGTCACGTATCATACGACTCATTGCAAATTCCATATCTTCTCCAACACCTACGTCAAATTTAGTATTTTTACTAACTCGTTCGTCTAATACTAATTTACCATCAATTACACTGTAAGCTTCATCTAATGACATAGCTTCAGCTAAAACTGTAGTAGTGCCATCTTTAGTTAAGTAATTACCTTGACTATCCATGACTTTAGTATTATTTAATATAGCGTACATCAATACATTTTGTATACTATGTTCGGCCAAAGCATTCATAGCGTGAAGACTATGAGTCTTAGCTAGTTGTTTAAATCTATTATCATCTGAAAATTTCTTAGCAACAGCACTCCAATCAGATAAAGCATTAAACTTTTCCATTAATAGATTAGTTTTACTTGAATATCTAATTTTACCAAAGTCGTTTACTATACCTACTAAATCAGCTCCGTATTTAATACTAGCTTGAGTAATATCGTTAGCAGTATAATACGTACCGCCCAGTCTACCCATCCAATTAAAAGTAATACCAGCAGTTAAGTTAGCCCCACTACTTAAATAGTTACCAATAAGTAATACACTACCTGTATACGTAGCTAGTTTACTTGCTATCTTATTTGCTCTTACACTACTTCTACTAGCAAGTCCGTATAAACGATCTTCGATTATAGATTCAAGAGCTTTATAGCTATTACTATCAATACCTTCAGTAGTAATTGGTTTAGAGTTAGTTAAACCTGTATCTAGTAATACATCAATTTTAGTTAACGCTCCTTTAAGAAATCCAGCTGATTGTTTTACAACTTTACGTTCCTTTACTAATTCACGAGTAAGTTCAATATCAGCTTGTAGTTCTTGTTTATTTTCATAATTACGTACCATACTATAATTAAGAAGCATTAAACTAGGTAAATCGTAAGATTGATCAGCTTCTGCAATATCATATCTAAAGTTGATAGGAATATCGTGCTTTTCGTTACCTTCTTCATCTGTTAATACAGATATAGTACGATTTACAATACCGCTTACTGACTCTGCTACATTATCTCCACCAAATTCAGTACTATCTTCACGATCACGTGAAATTACATTTTTAACGTTATCTTTAATAGTATCAAATAAACCATTCTCATAAATACGCTCAAGTCCTTTCTTTTTAACAGATGGTAATTTAAACCATTTATGTCCATTAACTTCATCAGTAAGTTTAGCCCAATAAGGAACATTACGATCATCCTCTTCTATACGATTAATTAAATAATCATACATTTCTTTAGTTACAGTAGTATCTTGACTTATAGTTTTAAACTGAGGATTACGCCATTTACCTACTGGTAATATACTACCATCAGGCATAATTACTTCATTTGCTCTGGCCCAATCTTTAGCTTCTTGTAAAGCTAGTTGAGCTTGATCACTATCTTCACCATAACGTTTAGCTTCACTATTATATGCATCCCATGCAGCATTTTTTGCTACAAGAAACGCACTATAATATTCACTAACCATATACTTAGTTTTACGTCCAGTTTCTACTAATTTACCATCACGTAGTTCAACTTCATTTTCAATTAATGGATCATATTTTATAGTTTGAGTTCCACTAGTATGCGCTTTACTATAACGTTCAAATAATTCATTCAATTTGTCATATTCTTTATTAGTAGCTGTCATTGTTTTAAAATCAGCAGCGTCTAATAATTCCATAACTACTTGAATAATTTCATCGTTTATAGCATCACCGTCAATAAACATACGATCTGTCCAAGCAATATCTTGATTAGTTTGTTGAAGTATATATTTAAAACGTTCAACAGTTTTTAAAGCTATAGCGCTAGTTTCCATACCAATCATACTATCAATCCAACGCTTACGTTTTTGACTGTACTCTTGTTTTTCTTTATCGCTAAATAACTTTCTATCTTTTTGTCTAGCAGCTTTACGTTCTTCACGATGAAGAGAATCATATTCTTGTTCTAATTCTTGCCTACGAATAGCTGTAACTTTAGCATTACCTTTACCTGCAAACTTTTGACTAATTAATGTAATAGCTACACGAGTTGCGCTATTTTTAACTTTATCGTGTCGTTGCTGAATAAGTAACAAATGTGTATATACTCCTGCATCTATTAATGCTTGTTTTAATTCTTGATCTGTTGTAGTTAAATCAATTAAATCATTAGCTAAAGCAAAAGTACTATTATATTTCATCAGCTTACGTAAATCAGCTGCTGTAATTTTATCTTTACCGTTAGCTTTATCTTCAACAGTAGGATTAATAATTCGATCAATCCGTTGTTCAAGCTTACCAGTTTGTAGTAACGCTTGAGAAATAAAAGCAACAATACCTAGTTCTACATCAGTATTAGTATGTTCAACTAAAGCTTCTTCAAGCTCTTTTAAAGCTACATAGTTAGTATCTTTCTCTCTTTCTTCTTGTTTAATATTACGATAAAACGTAGAAATCTTTTTCTTAATAACACCTAAAGCTTTTTCTACTACTTGAAATTTATCAAGAAATTTATCATTTACTAAATCTAAATCTTTTTGATACTGAACATGAAGTTCATATTTACCATTAAGATTATCACCAAGATTACCAGTAATAAGTTGTCGAGCTAATAGTTTAGCTGCAAAAATTTCAATACCAAGTAATTCACTTATTTTTCTAAATAAACTATTAATCCATAATGTCCACCTAGATTGATCTACACCTTTAAGTTTAGACGCTTCAATACCAATAGCAGTGGTTAATACTTCTTTTGCTAAAGCAACTTCACTTAAATCAGGATATAAAGTAGCAACTTTATTCCAAAGCTCCGTGTACTTTAATTGTTCAATACCTTTTTGAATTAAAGGATCGTCCATTCCTAGTAAGTCAACATAAATATGACCAAACTCGTGAAAAACAGTATCATCTTTAGCTAAATTAGGATTTATAGTTATAGTAGGTTTACCATCAACAGCCAGAAACGCTCCGGCTTGTTTTGCATTTAAATCAACTACAACTTCTACATTAATACCAGATGCAGCAAAAACAGACTTTAGTTCATTAGCTTTATTTGTATGATAATTAAGCTTTTCATCTTTCCCAGTAATAGAAAAGGATGGTATTACTAAACCTTGTTTTATTACTTCTTTAATAGTTATTTCTCCATTAGTATCTCTAGAGTATTCTCTATTACTGGGAAAGTTAACGGTTACGTTTAACCAAGTTTTTAACGCAGTTTCAGCACCATATTTCTTAACTAGTCCATCATACAATTTACTAGGTTCCCCATTAGGAGCTATATATTTACAAGTACTTGCCATGTTATTTAATTTAAAAGTGCCGATACTAATTAAAGTACCGGCACCAAGTTTACTAATTACTTTTTAACTAAAATCCATTTCCAGTTAACTATAAATGCAGCACTAAACATTAGTTTAAATGCAATAAAGTCAACAACAAAAAAGTACCATTCAGTTGCATAAGGTTTATACGCAAGAATAGCAATTGTAAATAGTGTAAACATAACAAATTGGAAAAAATGCCAAGCATCAGTAACAAATACTAAAAAAGTACTACTACCAAAAAATCTAGGTTTTCCAACAATAGGTTTACCTTCAGCGTCTAGTTTCCATTTATTCTCCCAACTAGTTTTATTGTTCCACCAATTACTTCTACTTTTAAAAATACTAATTCCAAAATGGAATTGTATAGTATCCATAATAGCATTAGCAGTACCAGCTCCAATAAGAAGTAATAAAATAGCCCAATAATGAGCAAAATAACTAACAACCTCTGATATTGTCATCATTCTTTGCTTTACGTTCGTTAATAATATCCATTAAACTCTTATATTCACCAGATTTAAGTCCGTCAATTTGTTCAACGTATAAATCTTCCGTGTAAGGTACGTTATTTTCTTTAAAAATAGAAGTTTGACTAAACTCATAACCAGAACTAGATGTACTAAGTTTACTAACTGGATAGTAATAAATAGTATCTTCTTTTGGTGTTGCTTTTTCAACATCTTCTTCAGTTAAAGCTTCTTCTGAAAAATAACGTTTCATTAATGTAGTTTCTAACGCTCCGTCTACAAACTTAGAAAGAAGAATATAACTAGCATTTCTAATATTAGGATCTTCCTTGTTTAAATCTGCAGAACTAACTGCAAGTACTGCACTTGAATTATGAAAGTTCCAATCTGGAGTTCCATCTACAGTTTCATTACTACCTGATTCTTCGTTAGTAATAAAGTTACCTTCTGCATCTCTTACGTAACGACTTTTAACTTTAGGAACAATAATATCATTATTCCAGCTATTACGCATAAAGATATCTACAATATCAGAATTAGTAGATTCACCTCTTCTAACAAATAGACCCCCATCGTTATCTGATAGAGTTTTCCATATTTGAAGTTCATTACGCATATTCATATAATCTTCACTAACCATTACTCTACTCGGAATATAAGTAGCATAACTACTTTTATTAAAAGTAATACCGGTTGTAAAATAATTATATGCTAATAAATCTTCAGCAAGATGTTTAATAAAAGGATTATCAGAATCAAACATTTCATCAAAGCTATCAATAACTAAGTTATCAATACCGTCAGAACTATTAGGCTTACTAAAATCTAAGCGATGAATTTCATTATTATCTAATGAATTTTCATCTAATTTAGGTTTAAGAAAATGAAGCATATGTGCTCTATTTTCACTGTACGCTTCAACTAACTGAGTTTTAACAAGTTGTACTTTATTAGCAGTACTAAGTTTAGTAAATGCCTCTAAATTAGTACTATCTGTAATATCTAAAGTTAACTGTAATTCTAAGTCAATTCCTAATACTTGTTTAGGGTCAAACTTCTTAAAGTAAGATAACTTGTTATTAAGCATTTGCTTCATAAAAGTATAAATTACTCCGTCTTTTTCAGTATTAGGTCTGCCAAGTACACTATAAATAGAACTCCGAGTTTGTTGAATAGCTTTGCTATATTCAATAAATAACTTACTAAGTACGCTATAACTCAAGTCATTAGCCCAAGTTTTATAAGCATTCATAGGCTTGTAAGCACCATCTTGAAATACAGCGTCTACTGCAGATTTATTACCAACTACAATAGGAATATCACCAGGAGCTCCAGTGAATGGATTAATACCATTAGCTACATCATAGTTTTCATACCAAAGATTAGTAACTGAAAGGCTAGGCCCTGCTCCTAATTTATCAGTATTTAATACTTTCATAATAGCACTAAAAGCATCACCACTTTTCTTGTAACGAGTAAACATTTCAAGTACAGTTAGTTGATTTTTAAAGTAATCTATTTTTTCTAAATTACTCATATCAGCCCAACCTTTAAAACCTTCTGCTTTAATAGCATCTGTATTATTCACGTTACTTGCTGCAATTCCAGCTTCAAGTTCACGTAATGTCCAAGTTTTAGTATCACGAGAATCGAATCCTAAAACAGCACTAGCTAACTTAGTTTCATCATTATTTTTATGAGTAAGCCAAATAGTTTTATTCTTTTTAAAGTAGAAACCATTCTCGTTATTAATAGCAAGTCCACGTTTAACTGCATCTTCTTTACTGATAATACCTTCCATAACCATTAACTTATACAGTCGTGTTTGATAATCACGACGCATATATTCCATAGGTCTAGTAGTACTATTAGCAAGAATACCATCACTGTTTAATTTAAATTCAGCTAAACTATTAATGATGGGTTGACGCATAAACATACCAGCATGATTAATATCAATTCCTGTAGTCAGCATAGCCATAAAAGTATCAAACGTATAAGTATTGATATTATACGGTAAACCTTCTTTAACAATATCAAGAATCATAGCTAGCATTTGAGCTGCGTGATCTGTAGTAACATCTCCATTAATATTAGTAAAACTACCATCAGGAGAATGGCCAATTTTACGGTGTGTAACTATTGCTGTAGTACCTTCAATAATAACATCTTCTCCGTATTTATCGCGTAACTCTTGTTCACTGTATTTACTTAAATCATAAGCCATAGTAAAAGTAAAACCTTGTCCAAACTCAGCTTCTATATTTTGAAGTACTGGTAAAATACCATTTGAGTTTGCAGCTAAACCTTTAAGTGCTCGACCTGCAATGTTAGTATTTCTAAAGAAATCTTGACCATCACGTGTATTAGGATTAATGTCATCAACAGCTACACCAGTAAGAAACTCTTGTCGTTTCTTTAAAGCTACAGGATCAGTAAACTTACCAGGATTTATATTCTCTACATAATGATAAGGATTAGTAAGAATAGCCATATAAATATCAAATATAGCGTTATTTCTTCCAGCTCTTGTAGATTCATCAGTAACTAATTTAAATCCTTCTGCTACACTACCTTCAAAACTACGTTGCATAATATAAAAACTATCAACGTCAAAATCCCATCCAGTTTGTGTAATAAGTTCATAAGGTAATACAATTGTACTGTCATGACCTTCCGGTAAAAATCCTACAACTTTAATTACAGGTACAGAGTATTTAGCTTCAGTAGGAATACGATAACCAATCATTACCAGTAATTCTTCTGGTAAATCATTAATATCAATACGATTACCTTCTTCATCAAAGAATTTTTTACTCCAAGCAGGAAGTAAAGCTTCAGCTTCTACAATTCTACCATTTTCAAGAATAGGCGGATTAAGTCTAAAAGTACCATCAACTACTCTATCCATAACTTCATTACGGAAATTAATTCCAGTAGCGTTGATTGTATTTTTTTCAGAAATGCTATTCTTAATATCAAATTCTTTAATATAATTGTCTCCTCCTATAAATATACCTTTACCATGAGTTTGTTCTATAATTCCAGAAGTATCTACTGTTACTTTATAAACTTTATTGTTATTTACATTTGTTAATTCTACATAATACTCAAGAGTTCCTGGATTTTCTATAACTTCTCCATTTGGTAATGTTGTTCTACTTTTTCCTTGATAATACTTTTCAAGCTTGTTTATTTTAGCTTTAACTGGAACTAGTTTATCTTGCCCAGCAAAATAATAATCAATAGTTACAATATCTCCAACAGTAGGTTCTTTTGTGGTAGGTTTAATAACATTATCATACTGCGTAATTAAAGCGTCACTAGCAAGTACAACGTGACCTCCAGGAAATTTTTGATTAGTTACATTATTAGTAAATAAACTAGTAAGTACACTTTCAAATTTAGTACTCATATTACTAACAAATAACGGAAGATTAAATACTTTTTCTCCTGTTAAACTATCAGTTACAAATTCTAAAGCTTCAGTGTAATTTTTACTTAATCCTCTACTTTCAAGTTCACTAACAAGTACTTCTTGAATTTTAGTTAAATCTTCAATTGTCCAAGTGCCATTAACTTGTTTTGCTCCAATACGTTTAAGTAAACTACGAGCAGAATCTTCAATATTAGCACTAAGTAAATCAAAGTATTTTTCTCGAAGTTCTTTCCCAGTAATAGAAGAACCTTTGTATTGATAAATAGCATCGTTACTTAAATTAGCTATAAGAATCTTACTAACTTGTACACCTAGTTTATTTTCTTGATCTTTTAAGTGACTAGGTACATCTAGCTGTAAACCCCAATGAGCATTAAAATAAGTTTCAGTAACTAGATTAGCATCAAAGCCTTCAGTAAGATTACCAAGATCATCTGTAATTTTATTGATAAAGCCCATACCTACTTTAGTAGCAGATTGAAAATAAGCTTCTTCAATACCTGCGGTTTCCATTGCAGCTAGTACTTTAGCCATTGCTGTACCTTTAACAAGTTGAGGTATCAATGGTAAAATACTATTCTTTAATTGACGACTTCTCATTTTACCAATACGAGAATCATAAACATTATCGTAATAAAAAGGTTTAATAACTTGTAAAAAACCTTTTAATTCAGATGCAGTTAAATCTTCACCAACTTTTATTTTAAGAAACGCAGCTTCAGATACATTATTCCAACGTCCAGCATCTTGCATTGTAGCTTTATAACGATCAATTGTATTATACGATTGAGCATCGGCACGATTAATAGATAAATATCCACTAGTAATAAAATGAATATCTTTTTCTAAAGTATTAGAATTATCAGGAAGAGTTTTCTTACGCATTTTAGCTGCATCGTAACTCAATCCGTCATATCCACCTTTAGCTATTAATTGTTTTGCTACATTTTCTACCATTCCATCATAAAATGAACTAGTAATTTCAATATCAGCAAACGTAATACCTTTATAAGTTTTACCTCTAAAAATGGTACTAAGAATTTGACGAGGACTACTACTTTGTTTTGCTCGTTTATTAGTATCTTTATTATCTTTGTATTCACTGATATTTCCATTAATGAAATTACCATGTTCTACGTAAGTAAGATAAGTATTTAACATAAGTTCAGTAATAGCAGATTGATAAGCCGTTACTTTACCCACATCATTATAAAGACCTAATATTGTACTACCAAAATTATCTTTTGAATTAGCTAATACTTCTTTGTATCCTTTATATTTAGCATTACCCGCAATAACTTGACTTTTAACAAATTCTCTAATAAACTTATCAATAATCTGAGTAGTTTCTTGAGTATGAGCTTCAGCTCGGTACATACCGTTATATGTAATACCTCGATTATTTAACGTTTGAAGTTTACCTGTATTATCAGCAAACGTCATGTTATCAAATCTAAATACTCTACCTGTAGGTTTACCGTCAACTAAAAGAATAGGAACACCATTTTCATCTAATTTCTGATAATGATATCTAACTTGTAATGCGCCATATTCAATACCCTCTTTAACTTTAAGTTCTTGAGTAACAGGATCAACTGTAAACAGTAATTCTCTAGCTTGCTTCATACGTATTAATTCTTGATTAATAGTATTAAATAAAGCTTGGTAAAGTTTACTTGTATTACTAATATTACCTTTTTCATCAACAGCAGGAACTCCATTTTCATAAATTGAGATACGAGTACTAGTAATATTCCACATATTTCCACTATCAGATTGAACTACAATCGGATAAGTAGCCATACTACTGTTACGACCAGTAAAGTATTTCAATAAGTTACTAATATCCCAATCTTGTGTAGATTGAGCATCATAACCAGCACCTTTACGTTTGTTTATGTTTTTTAATCCATCATCTTTAGTAAAACTAAAGTTAGAGATAAAATTCATATTCAAATTATCTACAGTTAAAGACATTACATTTGTAGTATGAGGTACATTAAATATACCCGGTTTGTTTTTAGTACTCCATAACCAATTACTTGCTTGAAAGCTAGGATCTTGAGCATAAGCTTGAAACTTACGAAGAACTCTTAATTTAGCTTTCTTTTTAAGTACAGTAAAGGGATTTAAAAGTTGATTAATATCATCAAACCAATCCGTAATAAAAGATGGTTTGCTAAGACTAAAACGCATATTACCATCAACTCCAAAATAACTGTTCTCTGTAGAATCAAAAATAAAGAAGTTAGTAACAGCAGCTAATTCATTCAATCTACCTCTGTTTTCAAATTTAATAGGATTACCCGTATCAATAGTACGAGTAAATCCTCGCATAATAATACTTAAAGGTTTATTTATTAAAGTATTAACAGTTTCTTGCCAAGTTTTACCATCAGCTAAAGCTTGATTATCTCCAATTTTTAAGATAATATCAGCAGGCAAATCAATACCAATTTCATTAGCTAATTTAGATAAACTCGTTGCAATTTCAAGTGGCGTACTTTCAGCATTTCTAAACAAAGCAGTAGTTTCTTCTAATAGTTTAGTAACTTTAATTTTAAAAGTACTATTAAAAAAACTATTATCATGTTTATTACTTTCAAATACTAAAGCATTAATAGTAGAAAGCCAGTTATCAGCTAAAGTGTAACGTTTATTACTAATAGATTTAGTCACTCGCAATCCAACATCTGTACTTACAATACGATGATGGTCAGCTTCAATAAATGTTTTATTAAAGTTACTAAACCACTTAGCTTGAAATAAAGGATTACCGGTAATACGCTCCCACAATAACATAAAGCTAGGATCAGCTTGAGCCATATTAGCAAGTCTAGCCATCATTTCTTCTACATCTCTAGCATTAGCCATTTGACTAGCTAAATGACCATAGACATAATCGAAATTAATAAAAGTAGGAAGTAAAGCTGCATTCTCTTGTTTATAAGTATACATCATACCATCTTCAGTTTGAGTATATTCATCTACAGCTCTTGTAGCCATAATGATACGTTTCAAATCAAAGTCAAATGATTCTTTACTAGAGCGAGAATAAGCAAGTCTATCATCCCAATCTTTATTGAGTTTATTGTTACCTTCAAATTCAACTTCTTCTTCAATACGTAAATTAAGCAAGCGATCAGCATTATCTACAACTTTAGCCCATAGAGCACTATCTTTAGTATCTAAATCTAGAATTAAAGATTTAATAATTTTACCAGCTTGAATAATAGAAGCTAAACGATTTTTATCTGTAACAGTATCTAATTCATTTAATAAAGTACCTAAATGCAACTTTAATTGATCTTTAGTTACTAAACGAATATTTAAATCGTTATTATTACTTCTTTCTTTCATTGTTACATTAGGATGTTCACCAATCCACTGGTTAACAATTCCTGTCATGTAATTAACATATTGATCTAAGTTAGCAGCTCCGTAAATATCTTCTGGAGTAGCTTCCATAGTCATACCAATTTTACGTGCGTATTCTAATGATTTAGCGGTAGGTGCATAATTAAAATAACCACTGTTAATTTCATTAAATAAACGATCAGTAGAATATTTACCAAGTATATTTTCAATAAACGCTTTAAGTCTATTAAAAAATGTACGAATAATACCTGTTTGTTTGGTTTTATTAGTTATAGCAAATAATCTAAAATCTTCAGCAAGTAATTCTTCAAGTTGGCGTTCAGTTAAATCTCCATATTTAGCTTTAGCTTCTGCGTATATTTTAGTCCTAGCTTCTTCACTAAGATAAATGTGCATAGCTACGTGAAAAGCTTCGTGGGCTTCAGCGCCAACTGGTGCAAATTTACTTAATTGAACGGCAGCTTGTGAAAATAAACCATAAGCAAGTTTACCTTTATATCGAATAAGTCCATCAACATTAGGATCAAATGGTACGTTTTTACCAAACATACGTTCCCAATTAGCTGTACGTTCTTCAATAGAAACTGAAACTTCTGTAGCAATAGGACCAACTACTTGCATAGTAAGTGCATCATAACGTTCGTCAGTTTCAGTAGGATTATCTTCCATAAACTTACGTAATGCAGCAATATCATCATCTTCAGCAGCGGGTTGTGTAGTTGGTTTTTTTGCAGGCTTCGCCTTCTCTATTACTGGGAAAGCGGTTTTAACCTGCGTATTTGTACCATCATTAATTCCAGAAGCAACACTAATAACTAAGTTACTAGTTTTTTCTCTATTCTCTTTAGGTACAAAATTAGTAACACCTTTACCTTTAGAATCAACTACTTTTCCAACATCAGCCAGCAACTTCTTTTCGTCCATTAATTGTTTTGCGCTGATCTGGCCGCTTTTAATCTTTGCCAAAGATATTTGGTGCTGTTTAGTAGCTAAAGCCGCTAAAACAATCTCACGCGCTTTCTCGCCGGTTTGCTGGTCAAAATTTGCCTCTAATTCCTTTGCGCCTACCATTTTTCGGAATCCGGCCCAGGTATTATAATCACCAGCATTGCTATCAAAAGGATGAACTACAACAGTAGAACTAGCTTTACCTTTATTAAAATAAATACGTACCAGTTTAGTATCACCGTAAGCTAAAAATTCAATATACTGTTTATGTATTTTGAAATATGGCTTAGTAACTGTACCATCAGTATTATCATTATTTTTATTAAAAGCTGTAATATCACCAATAGCTGTACGTAACTGATTTAAATTTTCATTTTTATTGAAATCAATTTCACCAGATCGCATTAGTTCAATTACTTTACCAATAGTACCGTATAAAGTATTTTGTTCTTTTGTACCTAAATTAGCTACACGTAATCTTACTACTACTTTATTTTGAACTTCTTCTTTAGAATTAAAACCAGTATTATCATTTAATCCAGCAATTAAAGCATAAAATACACCAGGTGTATATTGTAAATCTGAATTATGAAAATCTTTGTTTCCTGTTCTAACATAAGTATCTTTCCCAGTAATAGAGATAAGCTGATCAATTACTACATTTTCAGCTACACCATCATCAGCATAATACAATTCAAACTCTCCAACTAAACTATCTTGTACTGGAATGAAAGTTTCACCTTTAATTAAAGTACCACTAGTAAGTTTAGTTACTTTAGTAGATACTACAACTGGATTACCATTATTCCAAACTACTGATCTAAGTTTACGAGTAGCTTCTAAGTTAGTCATAAAGATTTTAGCAGCAGCCGGATCCTCCGTATTTTTAATAGCAGTTTGAATTGAATCAATAATATTTAACATACCGATTACAATTCCATCTTTTTTAATTACTATAGCTGCGTTATCTTCATTATCTTTATGATATTCATTACTAGTATCAACTTCTAATGTAATATCATCACCAACTTGCATAGCTTTTACTACATCAATAACAGTTACTGCTTCTTCACTAGCTTTGTACGTATCTCCTTTTTGAATTAAACCTTTTGCCAGAGGTTGAACAAAAATATTAGCAGAACCGTAGTTTGTGTTATCAATTACAATAGTTTCTTCAACTACAATAGGCGCAGGTTCAGGTACTGCAGGAATTTCAGTCACTGTCGGTGCTTCAACTACAGGCGCTGGACGTAAATCTTCATTTACAACTAATGCACCAAATCTACGACGAGATTTAGATACACTAAATGCAGGTAAACCTTTAGCTGTTAACTTACCATCTTTAACGATAAAAGTAATTAAAGTACGAGTTCCGTTATTACGTCCATTATCATAACTTGTATTAATAACATCACCTTCAAATAGCTTAGTGCCAATTAATCCTTCAATTTTTTTAGCACTAAACTCCCCAATAAAAGGGGTAGCTATAACACTATATACTCTTGTACGAGTAGGTTTAGTTGCTACCTCTTCCTCTTTGGTAATTTCTGTTTCTGTTTCTTTTCCTTGAACCTCTTCAACAATAGTTGATACAACAGGTTCTGAAGTTTCTGGTAAAGTTTCTGTTCCGGTAAATTCATTTGTATTATCTTTTACTGCATTAATTTCTGTACTATCTTCTACAGTTTCAGGTACAAGTTCTGTTTTAACAATAGACGGATCAAGTTTATCTGCTTCTTGATTAAGATAAGCTGCCGCAAGATCACCAAGAGATTTCTTAGCTTTTTTAGCTAGTTTACGTAGTTCAGTAACTAGTAAAGCTCCACTTTCTCCGAGCATATACTTTACATTCTCAATAGCTTCAAGAACTTGTTTTGCTTTTAATGTACCAAGCTCTTCAACTAGTTTTTCAGTAGTTATCTCTTCACTTTGAGTTGCAGATTCAACTTCAGGTTCTGTAGTAGTTACAGAAGTTACTGTTATTGCTGGGGCAGTTGTTGCCGCAACCGGAGTTACAGCTACAGGTGCAGCTTCTGTACTTTTTAATCTTTCAGCTTCAGCAATTTCTGCCTTGCGTTTTGCTGTTTCAGCTATAGCTTCTTGACGTTTAGTATCTTTAATCCGTTTTGTAAGAACTTTAGATTTTTTATCAAAATTAGGATCAGTAGATTCTAAAGTGCTAAGCATAGATTCTAACTTAGCAGAAGTTGTAGTTGGATTATTTACTTCTGTAGTAAATTGAGTATAAGCTTCTTTAGTTTTACGTTCCTTTTCTTCAGCTAGAGAAGTAGCAATTTCTTCGGTAGTCTTAGGTAAAGAAAGATCAAGTAAGTTATCACTAATTTGAGCAATAATGGCTTTACGTAATACTACATCAGTAGCTGTATCTAATAATTCTTGATCAGGTTCAGAGCCAGTTAAAGCTCTTTTATCTAATCCAGGATTTACAGCATCTAAACTAGCCGCTAATGCTTCATTATTTTCTTTAAGCAATTGAATTTGCTTAACAATAGAAGCTTTAGCTTTATCTGTAGTATTTTTATTTGTAAGTGCTGTTTCTAAAATAGCTTTAGCTTCACGATTAGCTTTTAATTGAACACTTTCTCTAAAGAAAGAAGTAGTAATGCTCATATTTGGCATTAAACGTTCAACTTCTAATTCAGCTTTAGTTAATTCATCACGTTGTGTATCTAAATTAAATTCAGCATCCATCTGCAAAGCTCGTTGCCTTGCTACAACTTCTTCACTAACACCAGGTTTAATTACTCGGTTGTTATATTTATTATAAATACGTTCAGCGGCTCTAGCTTTTTCTATTAGCTTTTGCATTACAGAATCAATACCTACAG